AAAAGAAATGCAATATCTCCAATACTTGTTACAGAATTTGGGATAGTGATACTAGTTAAACCAGTGCAACCATAGAACGCACCATTTCCAATAGTTGTTACAGAATTTGGGATAGTAACACTAGTTAAGCCGCTGCAATCATAGAACGCAATGTCTCCAATACTTGTTACAGAATTTGGAATATTTATAGTAGTTAAACTAGTGCAACGAGCGAACGCAGCGTTTCCAATACTTGTTACAGAATTTGGTATAGTTATATTTGTCAAATCATAACAATATTCGAACGCACCGTTTCCAATACTTGTTATAGAATTTGGGAGAACTATACTAATTAAATTCTGGCAACCTCTGAATGCATAGCTTTCAATGGTTGTTACAGAATTTGGTATAGTAATACTAGTAATATTCATTTTGTCCTTAAAAGCGTTTTCGCGAATTCTTTTTACAGGCAATCCTAAAATTTCGCTTGGTATAGTAAGCTGTGTTTCATTACCAAAATATGAAGTTATTGTAATTCCATTATTTTCTACTAATACGCCATAATCATTCACAGTTCCAGTACCATTTTGAGTTAATGTTGTTTTAACATTATTTATCCAATAAGCATTATTATACCAACCATTAGCTGTACCAAACATAACTATCCATTCTTCTACTGGAGTTGCTGTTAGTGAAAATTCTACAGGATTATTTTGAGCATCAAGCCATCCAGTTATTGGTAAATTATAACTATTATAATCGATTTGTTTGGTATAAACATTTTCTCCCGCAGATTGAATGCTATTAAATTGTGGATCAATTATATATTTTTCTAAGGTTTTATTAATTAGTAAGATTGGTGCTCCATGTCCTTGGTTAACGTATAGTATTATATTTTCATTCACTGTTTGAACACTTTTGATTGAATTTGTAATATCTAGAGGTCCAAATAATGGTCCTAATAAAAATTCATCTAATAAACTTTCTCCAATAGAGATTCCATATGATCCAGAGCCTGATCCAGAGCCTGATCCAGAGCTGTCTTCGCTTGGTATGTATTTAATACCTATACTATTTGCAATCAATTTCACATTTGATGCAACTGGTTGTTGGCCAATATTTACTCGAACAGCGAAAACTTGATAATTTTTTGTAACTGCGTAAATATTATTTGCAGAAAAATTATATGTTATATCATTTGCAGCAGTTACACTATAACTAGTAAAAGCTATTGTTTGTTGCTCGCCATTAGAATTTAAATCTAACCTTCCATAAAATAGATTTGGTTGTCCTTCTTCTTGTGCAATAGATACGGCTATATCATATATCCCGCCATCTAAATTTTTAATAATAATTTTTTTAATATTATTTATTGTTATATATATAAGAAGGTCTGCTGGCATTGTAATTTTCTTTAAAGATAGTCTAGAAGGATCTATAACATTTATAACTGGTAAATCGTTTACATTTTCTACATAACAAGCTATTGGACCTTCTGCGAAAAATAAACCATTATGAACATTTTCAGCATACAAAACCCTTCTTGTCTCATGTGTGATATCAATATCAGAATTTCCATAGTGCCATCCATAATCATCTGAATTAGTTATCTTTGATCTAAAAACCTTACCATTACTAAATACTTCAAAAAAAGCATTAGTTTGTGTAGATGTATTATCATTTAAGATTTTTAATGAATTTCTACCTATTGAAGGCCCACGAGAAGTCAAAACCTGTTGCGAATTTTTAACAAGATAAATATCATAACCTGCTCCTGCACCATAATTATTTGTAATGCTTGCAACTGATATATTAGCAAAAAGAGAAGCTTGCTCAAGAGAATAAGATATCGCCGCGGCAGGAACTAGTCCGTCGTTATTTTTATAAAAAGATATAGCGCCAGCATAACCGATTCCGCCGCCTAATGATCTTGGTTTGCTGTTAATTGCTACTACATCATTATTTCTGGTAACAAATAAATGACCAATATCTATTGCTCGTTTACTTGCGTTTCTTGTATAATCGCCATAAATCATTTCTAATAATGATCCTAAGCCAGCATCATTATTATAAGAAACAGCAACTCTTCTTGTTGCATCAATAGCATTATTTAGTGATCCCATTCCTACTGCTAAAGTACCACTTCCAGAACCGCTACCAGAACCACTTCCAGAACCACTTCTAGAACTGCTATTAGATACGCTTCCAGAACCTCCACTATCGCCAGAACCGCCAGAACCGCCACTGTTTTCAATTGTTTTTACTTTTAATTCTATTGATGTCTTATATAAAATATCTGGACGATACCATTTTTTTGTTGGGAAATTATTACCAGTATAATTATTGTAATAGACTATATCATTAAGATTATCATATAAAATCCAAATATCATTTCTTTTATATTTAATATAATTTTTTCTATATTCTCCACCAATTGTAATTCCATTAGAAGTATAGGTTTTATAATATCCTCTTGAATCTGTGGTATTTTCTAATTGACTTGAGATTCTTAAATAATCTATAGCATTTTGTCCTTTGAAAATTATAAATCTATTATTAAAATAACTATTAACAACATTAGGACCAAAAAAGTAAGACATACTATCTATATTCTCATCAAAATTATAATATATTGAATTATTAAAAGAAATTTGTTTATTGTCTAATGAACTTACTGGTTCATAATCTTCATCTGAAGGCGCAATTAAAGAAGCTGTAATTTTTTCTTCAATTTTTTTTACAACAATAACATTTACTTTTTCTTCTGATCTTTTAACTTTATTTTCTATTTTTTTTGTTTTTAATTCTATTCTCTGCGTTTTTTCTGTTATGACTTGAGCGTTAGTTACTGGGTCTGATTGTAAATTAGTTTTTTCTGCTGTTAAAGCAGCAACTTCCGCAAGAATATTTTTAATTTCAGTTACTTTTGAAACTATTCTACTAACAAACGATCTTTTACTAGCGCGAGCCATGTTCTGGCTCCATTAACTTCTTTCCCAGCTAATATAGTTTGGGGTTGCGCCAGAAACACTAACTACGCCAGTATAAGCTTGGTCAGAAAGACTTCCGCCATCACCAGCATTAGCAAAACTATTACCAGCTAAAACAAAATTAAATGAATTAGAAGCAGCAGAAGTTCCGTATTTTACATATAATTGACCAGTTGCAAGATTTTGAACAAACAATTCTAAGCGATTTTCATTAGCGGCTAAAATTGTACCATTTGATCCACTTGCGGTAGCGTTAGATACTGAAGAACTTTGAATAGGAGAAGTTGAAACATTATCAAGATTTTTATCTAAATTAGCTTGATAAACTGTTATTCCAGAAGGAATATTTGCTCCTGTTACAAAAATATTAGATAGTAAACCTTCGATTCCATCAATTTTACTGAAATCAATTGGTTGGTATCCTGTGATATCACTATTATATACTAAAGAAATGCGTTTTTCGGATGGATCTTTTGTTGTAAAATTTGCCATAGTATTTTATATTACACATTAAATATAAAAATTGATATTATAAATTATCTAGTTTCTCGCCATTGTAAGCTTGCAAAAGTATTGCTTGATGCAGCGCCAATTCCAGATCCAACTATAACAAAAACATTACTATTTGTGCTATCAATATTTTGACTAATATAACCTCTTTTTGCGCTTGATAAAGTTTGTATTTGAGATTGAGAACTAAATTTTCCTGCTCCCTGACCTCCAGCAATACAATATCCAGCATCTATTAACATACCACTGGCAAAATTAACACTTGTTGCACTAGTATTATATTGAACAACGCTTTCATCGTTTACGCTTACCCAAGTTCCGCCAACTATTTGACCAGTACTTGGAATTCTCCAAAGTTCATAAGTTACTGCATCTACAGCTGTATAAATATTAGCCATGTTTGGTCTAACAACGCTTCGGTTTGGTTTACCATAATATCCAGTCTTTAGTGCTATTGCGATTAGTGGAAGTTGGCTAGTTGTGGCTACTGATCTTGCTGTAAGATTTCTTGCTGCAAAATCTACTCCTGCTTCACTGTATCCACCTTCACTCATTACTGTAGCGCAAATTTGATCCATAGTATCTGTTCCAACTGCTACAGCGTAATTTCTAATTTCACATCTAACTGGAAGATTTGGGTTACTCCAATAAACGGTTAGTTTGTTATTGCTATTATAAAATTCATGAGCAATTATTGATTGACCATCATGTACAAATCCAGCTCGTAGTCTTCCTACTCCTAACCATTGAAAATCTGCAGTGAATAATTGTGTTTTTGTTATATCTATATTAAATTGAGAAATTCCACTTCCATTACATTTATCTATATTCCAATTGTTTTGGGTTATTCTTTCTTCTGATACAAATCCTGAAACATCGTTTCTTAAAACAAGAGCTAGTGTTCCATCTCCACTTTGTTCAAAAAATATACCATTATAATCATCAAAAAGACCAATTCTTTTATTTGTGCCAGCTCTATATCCTGTAAAATTAAAACTTTGAAAAGTCAATTGACTTTTTCCTGGCATGTAGTGATGATACATTCTGCTTTGGTGAATTGTAAAATCATTAGCTCCAGTTCCAACTTGGAGCACTGCTTTTGCTTGATTAATATTAAATGTTGTATTAGAATTTGTACCACTAGTTTTAGTTAATAATTCTGTTTCTTCTCCGTAAACGTGAGAATAATCTGCAAGAGTAAATGGATTTGATATTCTTTGGCGACCAAATGCATCAATATTAGTTGGACTTGAAGAATTCCTTAAAAGAGATTCAATATCATCTATTTTACTAAAATCTATTGGTTGATAATAACCACTATCGCTATTGTAAACTAACCCGATTCTTTTTTCGGAATGATCTGGAGATGTAAAAAAATTATCGGCCATTGCGGATTAATTACACTAAATAATATACAAAATTATTATATTAGACCTAATATTATTTATTAAATGGTCTATTTTTGAGTGTAATATTTTATATGAATATTAGAAAGCCAAGAAGAAAATGCAAAAATTGTAACAAAGAATGTGATAAACCTATAAAATATTATTGTAATAATACATGCCAGTTTAAATATCAAAACAATGTTAAAATACAAAACTGGTTAAATGGAAACAATAGAGGGTATACAACAAATGGGCAAATTAGACCTTTTATTAGAAATTATTTAATAAACAAAAAGAACTACTCATGCGAAATCTGCGGTTGGAATAAAAGAAATTCAACAACAGGCAAAAGCACATTAGAAATTCATCATAAAGATGGAGATTTTAAAAATAATAATATAAACAATTTAGAAGTTTTATGTCCAAATTGCCACTCACTAACTGATTCTCATAGAAATTTAAATAAAGGTAAGGGAAGAAAAGAAGTAAGATAATTATTATTTTACTCTCTCAAGTATATCTTGTTCTTTGACCCATTGAACATAAACTAAATTAACAAATACTTCATATCTAATACTATAATCCCAATTTAAATTTGCTTGTCTTATGCTAAGTATTTCGCCAACTACTATTTCATTGTTATAAACACATTTATATTTTACTTTGTCGCCAACCTTGTATCTAGGATTGCTCATAGGCTTAATAAGAATTTGGCTAAACCAAATATAATAAGCCCAATAATTAAAGTATAAATATATTCTGCGCCATCTTTCATTTATTTTATTTACACTTTATTTGATTTATAAATTTTATCATCTCTTCTTTTGTAAAATCATTTTTCATAACATTAATACAATAACACACAAATTCTACATTTCCTTTAAAATAACCAGTATGAGAATGAATTCTATCTAAGCTTAATTTTGTTGGGCTTTTTTTAATATCTTCATCTTGAGAAGATCTAGGAATTTCCATCTTTATATTAGTATATGCACATAAACCTTTTTGTTTATCATAAATTTCTTTTAAATATTCTAAAGTTAAATCTGTCTCCTCTCCTCTTTCTTTACTTCTGGATTTAGCTTTATTTAATGAATATTTGAATGGACTATATTCATCTAATCTATTTGCCTCATATCCTTTTAATAAAGATATGTTGCCTTTATTTTTTTCAAGTTTTTGAGGATTATTTTTATAATCAGCTTTTCCAGAACATTTTAAACTACAGTAAAATTTATCCTGTCCATTTTTAATTTTTCTCTTATAATCACTTAGTCTTATTTCATGCTCTTTATTGCAAGTGGCACAAATTATCTTTGTTTTTTTAATCATTAATATTTAAGTATAATATAATTATAAATATTCTCAATAATAAACTTGGACCAGTGCGGAGTCGAACCGCTTCTTTTAGTGAATTTAAATTAAAATACTACAAGTTTAGTTCTTTTTGTTTTTAGCTTTGTATAGAGAAAAAACAAACATACTCAGCGATTTTATTTTGAATACTAAACCTATAAAGAATAAAAAAACTTTATAAATAAAGACATCTAAATACGCAATTATCCATTAGATGTGTCATGGTAATCACGCTGTAGAACTTAAGCTACAGAAGCGGTCTCCTCGACTAGAGAAACTCTAGCAGAGATATGACCTTTGTATTTAGCTGTTTTGGCAGTTAATACTTTTAAGGCTTTTTAAAGAGACCCACCTAAACCTCTACTTGCATTCTAATTCCGATTCCTAAAATCGAAACCAAATCTGGCCCAATGAGAAAGAACGTATATTATTTTACACATTATAAAGCTTTTAAAAGTTTTTGGCAATCTTTTTTATAAACAAAATTAAATTTAACTCTTGCGCCATTTATGTCCGAAATTAATTGTGGTATTGCAATACAAGGATATTCGCTAGGTTCATCATAAATATTATCATTATCTATATTATAATGCTTAATGCATTTTTGAGAGTAAACTGACCATTTAGCCTTATTTTTGATTATTTCCATTTTTATATATTATAAAAAAACTTTGACAAAAAGACAAATCTATTCTAATATAATTTAACATAGCTTCCAATTAGAGCAGTTTGTTGATGTCAAAAAATCAACTATCAATCCTTGAGATAGCAATGTCTAAAGGGCTGACAACTATTAAAACCTTCTTTTGTACATAATATGGCTTTTGAAGGGAATGTAGCTATAGGCATCGCAGAATGTAGTGGTCGAAGCTACCTCTGACCCATAAGTGCGATGGCCCGTTTATCGCTGAGATCGTGATAAATTTGGAGTCAAAAGAAAAGTTGGATTGATAATACTTAACTTCAGATATATAAAATTTGGAGGTAAAGCCCTTTTGGATATCAAAGAAAAGTTAAATAATTAAGGATATCGTATTAATACCAAACTTCATTATGTATGATTCTTAGTACTTTAATCCAATCTTTAAGATGATAAGATATTTCTTGTTTTTCTGAATTTTCAAAACCATTTTTTGCTATATTATAATAAACATTTTCTGATGGATAACATCTTCTAGTTTTCTGTAAACTTTTATAAAAGAATCCTAGAAATACTAATACAGATTTAGCAGTATCTTCATTTTGCTCTAATGTAAAAAAGTATTTATTTTGTAGCGGATATTCTATTAGATCATAAAATTTTGTTCCAACTGTTTCTGACACATACTCTTTTTCTTCAAAAGAATAGTTTAAATCTTTACTATATTTTATAATCGTTAGCTCTGCAAAAACAGGAAAACTAATATCTACAATTCCATCTATATTATCTTCTGCTACTTTATTTAGAATTTCTGGCAAACAATCTGGATCTTGCAAGAGTAGAAAAGTCTTTTCTGGCGATAAACTTAATTTCTTTGCAAAAAAATCAATATCTCTTTCCGAAAGAGTCACATTAACTATTACAGTTAATTTTTATTTTTTGTTCATCAAATATTGTTGAATTGTCTCGAAATTACGATCAAGTTTAGCTTCTATTCTATCAAAATAAGCTTCAAAGGATTCTTTCGTAACATAAGTAGTACTAACCTTTAAAGCTAAGTCTGCTATTTCTTGTTGATGTTTTCTACTTTCTATTTCTACTTCTTTTCTTAAAGCTATGAAGTCACTAAATGTTTTGTCATTTAAATCTTTAATTAATTTCTCTTGACGATCAGATATAGAAAATACTCTAGTAAATAGCCATCCACCAAGAAATGATAAGGCTCCTATAACAAGATTAAATACTGTTGTGATATCTAAATTCACACATATATTTACACTTAAGGATGATTATTTTTAATTAAAATTAAGGCAAAGTAGCATTATTATCGCTTGGGACATTAGATAGTTCAATAGCTGCACCATGAGAAGGTAATAGCTTTCTATAGTGATTTAAAACATGCTGATAATACTTACATTCTATTTGTCCAGCTAGTCTATTTAGGATAGCTTCGCACTCTTTAATTGTAAGTTGATTTACTTTCTTTTTCTTTTTAATTTCGCTCACACTATATAATACACTTTTGTATTATATTATAGCTTCATATCTCCAAAATCATCATCAGATATATCAGTTTTTCTTGCACCAATCTTATAAGTAGATATTTCTGTTTCTTGTGGAGCTACTTGCACCTTACTACTGTCAAGATAACTATCTAACCAGCCAGCAATAGGATTGTCTTTTTGATTAAAAATTTTCTTATATCCTAATGATCGTAAACGAGCATCACAAAGCCATTTAGAATAACCAGCTAGAACTTCTGCATTTAAACCCAATAAAGAACCTTTACTAAAAAGGTACTCTGCCCATTCAATTTCATTTTTTGCAGCTTGTTCATAGAAGGCATAAACTTTATCTTCACTCTTCTTTACAATAGAAGTAAAACCTTCTTTATCTTCTTCTTTAAGAATCTTGATTAAGTTTTGAGTTGTAGCAAAATGTAAAGCTTCATCTCTTTGAATAAATTTAATAATCTTAGCATTACCTTCCATTTTACCACGATATCCAAAATAAAAAGAACAAGCAAACGAAACATAGAATACAAGACCTTCCATTACATTAACAGAAAGGATACAATCAAATATTTTTTGTTTTAAGTCTTTCTTATCATCATCACCAAGGATTTTATCAAAATTATTTCTAATAAGCTCTGCGCGAGATACGATTTCTTTATCTTCCATAATGCTATCAAAAAATTTACTTGCATCTGGATGAACATTATTAAGAAGATATGAATAAGAATAACTATGAATACCTTCAAATCTTTGCCAAGTATTCATGCATATTTCAAGCTCTGGATTACTTACATAATCTTTTAAAGAATGAATACTTCTTGAAAGCATACTGTCTCCAAGAGTTTGAAATTTTAAGTTAGTATCAAATACGAACCTTTCCTGTCCAGCTAGATCTTTATAATCGCTACGATCTTTATTTAATGCTATTTCATGTGGCCACCAAAAGAACTCTTCTTGTTTTTTAAATAATTCAAAGAATATAGGATATTTAAAACGATCATATCTTTGAAGATTAAGATCTTCTCCAAAAAACAATGGTTGTTTTGTATGATCTATATTTTTTAAATTTAAAACACTTTTCATAGATTATAATTTACACGCTCCAGAGGAACAATCACGATCTTCTTTCTGATTCATTAGCTGCTCCTTATCTCCATCGTCTGTATTATTATAATAAAGACTAATTAAACCTAGAGAGTACGCTTGCATGATCTCTTTCATTACCTTAGCGTCTGGAAGAACATTATTTTCATAATGAGAATAATTGTAGTATACATTAGTTGATATTGCCATGTCAATGTATTTTTGAATAACGGCATTTATTTTTAGTAAACCAGAATTATCCTTGAAGTCATATGCTAGTTCATAGTTATCATCATATTTGCCAACCCCAGGAACTAGTACTGGTAATTTACCCATTTTACTCATCTTATAAGTAATTAAACTGCGAATAGGTTCTACGCCATTTGTTGATGATTGAATTACAGAACTACTTTCACATGGCATACAAGATGATAATGTAGAATGTCTTAATCCAAATTCTTTAATCTCTTTTCTTAATTTTTCCCAATCAAGAGATAGCTTTCTTTTACAAAATTCATCGATCTTATCTTTGTAAGTATCAATAGGAAGAATTCCTTTAGAGTATTTTGTTCTATCAAACTTTTCACATTTTCCTTTTTCTTTAGCAAGTTCTAAACTTGATTTAAGGAGATAGTATTGGAAATGCTCCATCCATTCATCAAGAACTGGAATTGTTTTATCAGATGTATATTTTAATTCATTTTTAGCAAAATATGCTGCTAAATTAGTTATTCCTATTCCAAGACTACGGCGTTTTTTTGCAAAATTTTCAGCAGCAATATTAAAGTAATCTTGAATTTCAATGATTTCATCAAGAAATCTTACGATAAGATCGCAAGTCTTTTCAAGATCTTGCCAGTTTTTTATTTCTAGCATATTTACTGCCGAAAGAATACACATACCAATTTCACCATTTTTATCATGATAATCATTCAATGGGATAGTAGGGTGGATAACTTCTGTACAAAGATTACTCATCGTAACTTTATCTAACCAAGCTCCATGATTATTAGCGTGATCTACATTAAGGATATAGATTCTACCAGTTTCAACTCTTTCTTTAATGATTAGAGAGAATAATTTACGAGCAGATACTTTCTTTTTTATTTTTAGTTTTTTAGCTTCGCATTCTTTATAGACCTTATCAAAATCTTTCGTTCCCCAAGCTTCATATAACTCTGGAACTTCAGCGGTGTTAAATAAAGTAATCTCTTCATCTTTTAAGACTCTATCGTAGAATAATTTGCTCATACCAACTGTATAATCTAATTTACGAACACGATTGTCGTCTGTTCCTGCATTATTTTTTAATACTACAATATCTTCGATTTCGTAATGCCACCATTGAATATTGCAAGTAGCGCTTCCACCACGAAGACCATTTTGTTGCCATGCCTTAACACTACTTTCGTAAATCTTAAGAAATGGAATTAGTCCAGTATGAACTACTTCTCCATTTTTAATAGGTGATCCAATAGCTCTTATCTTTGATACATCTATACCTATTCCGCATCTACTAGCTGTAGCCATACTTACGGCAGTTGCACTAGCAGTAATACTATCCTTGCTATCATCAACACCAATTAAGCAACAACTTGCATAATTTTTACTTGGAGTTCTTACTCCAGCCATTACTGGAGTTGGTAAGTTAATCTTATGTTTACTTATAGCATCATAAAATTTTCTAACATAATTTAATCGTGTTTCTTTAGGGTAATTTATAAAAGCATATGCAGATATCAATAAATAAGCAAATTGAGGAGTTTCATATATTTTTCCTGTAACCCGATCTTTTATTAGGTATTTATCGCACAGTTGTTTTACTCCTGCATAAGTAAAATTATAATCTCTTTCATGATCAATAAACTCTCCCATTTTATTCAACTCATCTTCATCATATTTTTGCAATATAATTGGATCATAGATTTTATTTTTTAATCCTTGATTTAAGAATTCTAATAATCTTGGAGCATGCTTACCTTTCCAAACATCTTTTCTTAGTTGATAATTTAATAATCTTCCAGCTACATATTGATAGTTTGGTTTCTCAACACTAATCATGTTTGCCGCAGATTCAATTAAAAGTTTATGTATTTCTTTTGTAGAAATACCTTCATGTATATTTATTTTAGCATTAATCTCTACATCAGTCAAACTAACACCAGCTAAATCTTTTATAGCCCAACTTATTACTTTATGAATTTTTTCTATATCAAATTTTTCTGTAACGCCATTTCTTTTTTTTACTTTTATATTCATAAGACTCAAGCTGTGAATCTTATATTACATTGATTTTAAGGTTAAGAAAAGAAAAAACAAAAAACTTACTAACAATTTACTCGGATTGACTTTTTGGGTGTACTTTTCCTTTTCGTTTCTTAGACCAGTCTTTATAATAATTCTTTTTTACAGGATCTTCTCCACCATAGAGCTTCTTTCTTTTCTCAGAAAGTTCTTTGCTACGATCCCAAAGATCTCCCATTGTACCTTTTTGTTTACCAGTTAATTCTGCAAACTTTTGCGAAGATGATTCTGCGCCAAGTTTATCATGAGTATTTAATTCTGGAGCAGTAAAAATTCTATCCCATTTAACTCCATTTTCAATATATTCATGTTTATCATGAACACTTTGTATGATCTCTTTTATTTGTTTTGTCTTTGGATGTTGATAGAGATATATTGGCATATTATTTATTGATTATGTTTAGTACGTTTTGCGCCAATTTTTCTGAGCTAAACTTAGCTTGTAATTCTAGACCTTTAGCATTTGATCTATTTAATTTTACTCTATCTACAGCTTTATCACATGCGCTTAAGAAATCGTCTTGATTAAAATCGAAAATATTTCCTTGATTATATTGAGAACCTTTTTGGAAAAACATTCCATCATAAGCTTCTATCTTGCCATTTGGTTCAACTAGAACAGAATTTTCTTCATTAGCCCACTCTTTATATGCATGAGCATTCAGAATAATAGCGTGTTTTCCTATTGAGACCGATTGAAACTCTGGTAAACCCCATCCTTCTCCGCCACTCATACCAATTATAATATCTCCGCTATTCAAGAAATCATTGTACAATGAATTTTTCTGCATTTGACCCAAAAATGAAATATTAAAATAATTTTTACCTTCTAGTATAGAATTTAGCAAAGCTTTATTATCTTCTTCTTTAAGGAAAGGATTATAGATAGCACATTGTAAATGATATCCATGCTTATTTCCGTACTTTTTAATCCAAGATTGTATTACTTTCTTGTGATGCTTTCTTTTCTCTAGTTTACCAACTAGATTAAATACAACTCTATCATCATTAAAATATTTCTTATTTAATGTATTAAAATTGTATTTATCAAAAGCTAGAGGCAGATATTCAACATTATTACAGCCAAAACTTTTAAATAGATCAACTGTATAGTTAGATGAGAAATAAACCTTATCTTGATTTTTTACTATATTAATTTCTTCTTTTGTTGGATTATCTAGTTCGTAGAATGATAATAAGAATCTTTTGTTAGAAATAGATTCTATAGAACCATTTAAATGCCAAAGTTTAAACGCTGGAAATTCTCTCTTAGATCTTGATAGGTAATTATCAGAAGAATTTTTTATGTAATTATAGAAATTTTCATCTATATCCTGAGATGATAAATCAGCGTTATTCCCGATAGGGTAAAGAATGAATTCTTTATTTAATTTAAATAGTTCTCTTACGATTAGAGTTGATACTTGACCAAAACTAACACTATTTACTGGAACATTTAAAATAAAACTCATCTATATTAAATAGATTGAGAATTAGAATAATTCTTCTTCTGAATCAACTACCTCAGTTTTCTTTACTACCTTTTTGGGTTCAACCTTTGGTGTATCCTTATTTTCTAAAGGCTTGGAAACATATAGTCTATAATCTGGAGCTTTCTCATTCTTCTTATTGCTATTAGCAAAAACTACTACATCAATTCTTTGACCATCATGATCATTAATGTAACCAGATAGAAATGACAGACCAGTTTTACTTTTCTTTTTCCAAAGAGCGCCCAGCTCATTTTGATTTTTGTTATTATTATTGTTAGATTTTGTATTCATATTTTAAAATTATATAATATATATTATATTTTGTCAAATAAAAAATTACTAGACATCTTTTTATTCAAAAAACTAATCGCTTTATTATGTATATTTATAGCTGTCTGAGTGCTTATCTTCATTTTCTTGCCTATTTTATACCAAGAATTAATCTTAGAATCGGAAAAATATCTTAGGTTAAAGATCTTTTTAATTCTAGAATCACCCATTTGATTCAATATATCATTAATAAAATCAATCTTATCTTGCGTAGAATTTTCTTTATCAAGAAAAAGACTTTGATTTTTTTCAGCAATAAATTTTATGCTTTCATTCTCCATAGATACATCTTTACTTGTTTTATTTAAAGTATTTAAGCAATGATATCTCATTTGATTACCAAGCCATGTAGAAAACTTTATTTTCTTATCTGGATTAAAATTTTTAGCAGATCTATATACTACCAATAATTTATCTGTATTTAAATTATCTATAGAAACTCCTATATCAGAACACACTCTGCAATATTTCTGTATCATTTTATTACAGATTCCAGTATGTTTTTCAGCGAGTTCTAATAAACTTTTTTCGCAATCATGTTTTTTAATGTTATTAATTAATTGTAAGTCTGTCATATATATTCCTTAAATTCTTTTGCATTAACTCATATAGAAAATTTGTATCTTGACAAGTTTCCCAGCATATTGAGAAATCTGCTACTGCTTTCAATTTATTGTCATTTGATTTTTCTTCCATATTAGCGGGAGGAACAAAAGATCCATCGTCTAATTTTCTAGATAAATGAATTAAAATACCATTATACGATTTCAACCACGCATACTCATCTTCTTTGTATTCTATATATCTAATATCAGTTATTATCGGAACAATATTGTCCTTCTTTAGTTCTTTAACTTTTTGATCTACAATAGATGTCCAATATTTTCCTTGAGTCTGTACTCTTCTACATTTTCCATAAGCGACCATAAGAGGTCTAATTAATTCTTTATCAGAACCATCACATTTATTTAAATCTATTTTAAATTTCTTTTCTACAAAATCACCAAGCTCTTTCTTTAACTCATCTGCTAAAGCTATTCTCTGTGATTCTAGATTTTTCTCTTTTAGATATTTATTTAATATAGAATAGAAAGTATCTTTTCCAGATCTTGCGACACCAGTTATGCCAATCATAAAAGGTATTATATTACAAGTTTAATTAAAAGTAAAGTATCAATTTGACTTTTTTTTAAAATATATATATCATATAGCTATGAGAATTTCTTTTAATGAAATGGCGATAAGATTTGCGTTAGATGCTTCTTTGAGATCAGAAGATCCTCATAAGAAAGTTGGATGTTGCATATTGAATAGCGAAGGTAGAGTTCTAAGCATAGGATACAACGGACTATCTCCAAAGCATAAGGTAAATGATAATTTTTGGGAAGATAGAGATGAAAGAAGAAAATACGTAATTCACGCAGAAACAAATGCCTTATCCTGTATTACAAGATATGAAAGTCCTTACATATTAGCTTCCACCCTACTTCCTTGCTCAAGTTGTGCAATAAATATAGCTTCTCATGGAATAAAAGAAGTTATTTATGTTGAAGAGTACGCTAAAGATGAATTAGCTAAAGAAATATTTGATTTTTATAATATAAATTTGATAAAATATACTGTCAAATGATAGATATTATTTTTAGTTTTTATAATGTATTTTGGTTATTTATCTGGTTTAATACAGAAGCATTTATAGAGTATTTTAAGTATATACCAAAGGTAAGAAATCTATTAAAGATTAAAGAATTTAAGGATTATCAGTTTAAAGGTGGCAATTTAACATACCCAGTATATCTTCAAGTATATTATAATAATTTTTTAACAAGATTGGTGTCTTGTATATATTGTTCACTATTTTGGATTAATTTAACTACTGTCTGCTTGCTAATTAATAAATATTTCTTTTTTGTAAATTATGTGCTTTCTATTGTAATATATTATGTATTAATTTATTTTGGAAAAAGATATAATGAATAGTATAAATTTAGAGTTAAGTTCATTCGCCGAACTTTTAAATAATAACAAGAATAAGGACTTAGATATTTGGAGAGATGTAGTCACAATGTACAACAGTACCATTGGTGGATGTAATTGTTCGAAGAAAAACAGGGAAGTCAACGCTCAAAATTATTTTGTAGCAAAGATAATGAATCAACCAAAAGAAGATTTTGAAAGACTTAAAGTTATATTAAATGTAAATAAAATCTATTTTAGATCATTAGACGGAAATATTTTTTTAGAAGTTTGATTGACATAGATAATAATTTGTAGTATATTTTAAATATGGAATTCAAAGAAAGTTTAAGTTATGATGACATAACTTTACTACCAAATTTTTCTGATATTGTCTCTAGAAAAGAGATTTCTACTAGAACTAAGATCTCTAAGAATAAATATGTAGAGATTCCAATTATACTTTCTCCAATGGATACAGTTTCTTCTGTTAAATCCTGTATTAAGATAAATAAAATTGGCGCAGCTGGAGTTTTGCATAGATTTATGTCAATAGAAGAACAGGTAGCAAAAAGTAAAAAAATTAAAGATGAAAGTAATTTTTCTATAAATGCCATTGGCCTTAAAGATTCCAAAGACAGAATAAAAGAATTGTCTCCATATACTGACATATTTTTTCTAGATACTGCAAATGGTTTATCTATACAAGTCGAGAATTTTCTTATTGATTACAAGCAGTCAAATTATAAACAGGATATTATCGTAGGAAATACGCTTACAAAGCAAAGTGTATATAGACTTGCTAATCTTAAGGCAGATGGATTTAGACATCTGATTGGTCCTGGAAGTATGTGCTTAACTCAAATGAAAACAGGTATAGGATGCCCAAGCGTTACAGGTTTATATTATGCTTGGAAAGCTGTTAGAAATTTTCAATTAGCAAATCTAGATTATTTTAGACATGAAAATCCTAAAGAAGAGAATCGTCCTAGTATACTAGCAGATGGCGGTATTAGATATCCAAAAGATTTAGTAAAGGCTATTGCGAGCGGTGCAGACGCAGTAATTTGCGGCAGGATATTCGCTGGGTTAGCTGACGTAGTTGATGAAGAAAACATTGTAGAAAATAATGGTAAAAGATATGCAAGATATAGAGGAATGGCTAGTAAGGATGTTGTTGAAGAATATGAACTATCCGATGGAACGAAGAGAAATTTATTCGTAGAAGGAGATAATACTTTGATACCTCTTATTGAAGATAAAACTATCGAAGATGTAGTTTATGATTTTGCTAATGGTTTAAGAAGTGCTATGAGTTATCTTGGGTTTAGATCAATGGAAGATATGAGAGGCGGCTTATGGACAGACAAGATAAAAGCAATTAAAGTAACAAGTAATTCTTTATATGAGGGATTTGCTCATGGAAAATAAAAATTATATTAAGCAGATTCTACTATCAATTATATTTATATATATATTGATTAGTTGCTCTCATGGTCAAACGACATATCAGAAATATGATAATGTTACCAGAGGCGCAGAATATCATATCGCAAAATCTCAAATAGAATCTAATAGAAAGATGATTAAAATGCTAAACTCAGAAAAAAGCAATTACTCAGTCTTAAGAAAAGATGAATCAATATCAAGATCAAGAATACAGGGAGTAATTTCCGCAAAACAATCTGAAAATTTTAGATTAAATCAAAAAGCCTTCATGCTTATGGATGCTAATAAAATAGGAGATGTAAATAGATACAATGCAAATTATAATGCACTTAAACCAACATTAAAAAATAATGAGTGATCAAATAGAAAAAATAACATTAAATAATAATCCATACGCAAGAGCTACCCCATTCTCTCCAGTGGTTAGAGTTTTGCCAAAGATTTCCAGAAATGCATTGTGTCCATTGACAAATAAAAAATTTAAAAATTGCTGTGGCGCTTCTGGACAAGATTTCTGCACAAAAGCAAAAGAGAATTTAGAAAATTATATTAATGAATTAAGACAAAAACCAGATGATAAAAGCAGTTGATATAATATTTGGTTTAGCTTGGGGAGATGAAGGCAAAGGTAAGATCAGTAATGCTATAGCTAAAAATTACGACATAGTCTGTCGCTGGAATGGTGGTCCAAATGCTGGTCATACAGTTTACCTTAATGATAAAAAATATAAAACCCATATTATTCCTTGCGGAATTTTCCAAAATAAACTTAGCGTCATTGGCCCAAACTGCGTTGTCAATGTTGATAAATTTTTTGATGAAATAGAATATTTGCAGAAAGAAGGATTTGATACATCTTTAATTAAAATTAGTCCAAAAGCTCATATAATTACTGAAAGACATATTAAATATGATCTTCAATTTTTAAAACCTAAACTTGGAACAACTGGTCAAGGCATTGCTCCTGCATATGGAGATAAAATGTTGAGAGTAGGTAAACTAGCTAGAGATTATATTGACAAAAAATATCTTTGGGATAGTGAACTTTATGGCAATATCCTCTGCGAAGGCGCACAGAGTTTTTGGCTTGATATAAATTATGGAGATTATCCATATGTTACAAGTAGCGAAACTTTACCTTATTCAGCTTGTTCTTTAGGTTTTTCTCCTAAAAAAATTAGAGATATCATTGGAGTTGCAAAGATTTACGACACCAAGAGTGGAGTAGACCCATTATTTCCAGAAAGTCTTTGGGAAGATCCAGAATTAAATATGCTTATAGAAGCTGGTCAAGAGTATGGTTCTACAACTGGAAGAAAAAGAATTGTTAATTGGTTGAATCTAAATAAACTAATTGACTCAATTAAGATTTCTGGAGTTAATAAACTTATTATAAATAAATGTGATATTCTTGAAAAGATACATATCTATAAGATATTTCAAAATAATAATCTTTATAAATTCAATACTTTACAGGCTATGCAATCCTTCATTAAGTCTCAATTAAATCATACTTTAGATGAATTTATTGAGATAACTTTCTCTGGAAACAAAAATTTAATTTAAATAAAATAAACTTCTAAATGATTTTTCTTTTCTAAAATTGAAAAATTTTGAAAAAATATTTTTGACGCAATATTTTGCTTAAACTCAGACCAATATTTATCTCCTTTTTTTATCTTATAAACTTTATTGGAATCTAGTATCTCAAAAGACATTGTTTCATTCTTTATTTCTTCTTTGTCGGCGATTTCCCAATTATGATCTATACGTTTTCTGGTTTCGGTTAGTCTTTCGTCTAGAAACATATTTTCTATATATTCATTATCTTTCTCTAAATTTATTTTGATTTCTAAATAATTTATAATATTTTCTTTTTTTTCAGAAATAATATTTTTTCTTATATCATCAAGATGATCTTTTAGTTCTGGATATTTATTTTTTAATTTATTGTAGATTATATCATCGTAACAAAGAAGTTCGTAATATTTGCGTACTATAGATCTCATATTGGATAATACTTTTATATAAACCTTATTTCTAAAATTAAAGACATGGCTGACAACCGTAAGTTAAAATTTCTCTTAAATTACTTGGAAAAAATCCATTTCCATTTGTTATATAAGAATTAGATAAAATTACATCATATATATAACATAAGTCTCCATACTCATTATATGAAGCGCTAGGACCAGTTCCTAAATTAAATCCCCTTTGTGGATATCCACCTATTTCTACAGGAGATATTATCGATGCACTTAAAATTAAATCTGTTCCAGTAACCTCATTTCTTATCCTAGCCCCAGTATATCTAAATGCACCATTTACAATGGCAGATGAAGATAGAAGATTTGCTCTACTAAAGCTAACCATAATATAAAATCCAGCATTTACTATAAATCCATTTGAAAGGGTTCGGTTTGTTGTATTAAAGGTTCGAAATGTTGGAGTAGATGGATTAAGATTATTAGTAGCCCCAATAGTACAAAGTTCGCTATTTGTAATTGTTCCATAATAATCCCTACATGTAAAAATATTACTGCAAGTTCTAGCTGGATCGCTAAAAAATTGTTTATATGCAGGCTTCCAATTTATTGAAGGTGCTCTTGTATAAAATATATTAAATGTATATGTACATCCTGCAGCAAAATAATTAGCCATAAATATATTATATATTACACACTAGATATTATATAATATATTATAGATGAAGAATTATAAAACTGTCATTACCCTACTAAATCAAATAATTGAATATAATTATTTGAAAGATCAATTAAATAAAGAGAAGGAAGAAACGGGTTTAGATTGGAATACTCATCATTTAAAACTTTTAAAAGATCTAATAACAGAAAATGAAGAATAAAAAAAAATTTTACGGAATATATTCTAAAAATGATAATTTTCTATATGGAGTCTTTCCTTTTACAAAAGAAGGCAAATCTAATGCTCAAAAATATATAAATGAAAAATTAAAAAATAAAAACTTATATATTAAGATAAAATGAAATATAAAACTAAACAAATAGAAAAACGAAATAAGGAAAATCCTGATCTTATAGATGTGACATTATCAACTAAAATTCCTGGTACATATTTAAAAGAAAGTCCTCCAAAGAGTATTTCTTTAAAAAAATACCAAGAAAACTATGAGAAAATAAAATGGAAATAAAATAATGAAGTTTATTTTATCTTATTTATTATACTTTATTGGAGATATTATTAGCAGAACAACAATGCAATGGTTTAATGGACTTGGTTATAGCATATATCAAAAGGTAATGAATTTAAGCGTTAATTTAGATGTTGAACATAAAATATGGAAACCTGTCAAAAATAGAAAAAGAAGAAAATGATAACATTAAAAGATATATCAAATCTAAAACTTAGTAAAAAACAAAGAAAAAAACTTTTGGCCAAAGGCAAACTAAGAGATCCTTTTGAAATTTGGGTAGATCATCATAATCATAAACTAGAAATAATTAGAACTTGCAGTAGTCTAATTGGTGCGACAGTATCTTCTTTGGTATTACTTAAGGTTTTTGGCATCCTATGATTTTTAAAAAGATATTAAATTTTTTAGATAAAAGCGAACAACTTTATCCCAAATATGGAAATTTATATAAAATAAAAAATGAACCTCTACCATTTAGATATATATATGTTTATGGAGATGACAAAAAAGGAATACATCGATTCAAACACCATCAATTAAAAGAATATGTATTCTATAATTTTGATGAGGTAGAAAGAGAAGCAAATCCAGAGGAGTCTAGATTATATAATATAATAAAGGACTATATAGATGAACTCGCCAGAAAAGAAAAAAACTCTCACCATAATTAACGGAGCTATTGGTGGTAAGAATGGTAATACTGGCTCTCTTATTAAGAAAATAAGGAAAAAAATTAATCGTATTGATTCAAATATAAAAATAAAAATAGTTCATCTCCATAAAGATTTCTACTGGCCTAAAGTACGACATATCATTAAAGAAAGCGATGCCTTAATTTTTTGTACGGGAACATATTGGGATAGTTGGGGTTCAAATATGCAACAACTTTTCGAAAAGATGACAGAGATTGAAGGAAAAAAACATCTTCTAGGCAAACCAGCGGGAGTTATAGTTACGATGCATTCTGTTGGAGGCAAAGAAGTTGCATCTCGTATGCAAGGAGTACTTTGCTCTATGGGATGCGTATTACCACCTTTCTCTGCTTTTGCATATAGTTACGCAGATCATGTGGCTCATCAATCAAGATATCTAGGAAAGAAGTTGCTTGATGATGTTTGGCATATTGAAGATCTTCACGCATTTCTTTGGAATATTATAGAATATTGTAAGGGAAATAAAGATTGGAAAGTGTGGGATTATCTTGATACAGAAACTTATAATCCTACATCTGTATGGTTAAAATAATAGGAACGATGGCTGAGTGGTCTAAAGCAGAAGTTTACTAAACTTCCGATGGTTCAATATCATCCGTAGGTTCGAATCCTACTCGTTCCAAATTTTCAATTTACTAATAAGAAAATGCCAAATATATAAGGTGTAATCCATATTATGGACAATCAAAATGAGGCATTAGCTATTTGTTCGGAGTTTGCAGATGAATACGGAGTAGATATAGACGATGGCGAAACAGTTGTAGTTTATATGAAAAGTGAATATATTAATGAATTAAAAAATATGCTTGAAAGAAAAAGATATAAGTTAAAATCATTCAAAGTATATGGAAATGATGCATTAGTTAATTTTATACCAGTCGAAGATTAGATTTGCTAACTAAAAAATGCCAAATACGAATAAAATTTTTGCAAATAAGTTAATTTTGATGTATAATAAAAATATTCGATTTACGAACTAAAAAACGCCAAATATGAACGAAAAAACTGCAAATAATGGAGCTGGAAAAGGCGACAAGCCAAGAAATTGTTTCTCTAATAGGTTTAAAAATAACTATGATAGTATAAAATGGTCAGAAGATAATCAAAAGTCGTTGATTAAAAAAGAATTAAAAAAACAAAACGGCTCATCTACATATATTTACAGATAATTTTTACTCTCTTGACTATATTCATAGGGTAGAGTAATATCAGAGTATGAATCGAAAAGGAGTATGCTGTATTGTCTTAGCTCTAGAGGAACAAGATGTTCCAAAGAAGTTTAAGACGATGACATATAAAAGATTCTCTCAACTTCCTAGAGAAGAAGCATTGAAAGAGTTATCCTCTCGTATTCTTAACAATATGGATGTCACATATCACGCTATCAAATATTGTGCAGACAACAAACATACATATAGATTATCTTCTGATTTATTTCCTCTTATTACTTATGACAAGGCGAATGTATCATTACAAGATTTACCAGACTATAATCTAATACTAGATCAATTCAATAATATCAAATCTCTAATTCAATCTACCAATGTAAGAGTTTCTTGTCATCCCTCTGAATTTAATGTTCTCGCTAGTGACAATCAAAATGCCGTAGATAAAACAATCAAAGAATTAAATTTCTATGGTTGGTTTATGACGCAAATTGGTTGTCCACTAAACTATAACTCGCCTATGAATATGCACATACATAATTCCAAGGGTGATCTAAATAGCATAGTCAAGAAATTTATGAGCAACTTTGATAAGCTATCAGAGGATGTTAAGACCAGATTAGTTATAGAAAACGATGACAAAGATTCCTGCTGGTCTATCAAGAAACTTATGAGACATTTTCATTCTGTCACAGCTATACCAATTACTTTTGATTATCTTCATCACAAGTGTCATCCAGATGGATTAACCGAGAAGCAAGCGTTTGAGTTAGCTTATTCTACTTGGAATACTACTCCATTGTTTCATTATTCAGAAAGCATTGAAGGACATAAGAATCCACGCAAACACGCTGACTATGCAACTCGCATACCAGATTCATACGGATTAAATGTAGATGTAGATTTTGAATTAAAAATGAAAGAAAAATCTTTCGCTAGTCTATGAATAAATATCTCATAATCTCTGACATTCATCTTGGAGATAAAGATTGTAAAGCCGAAATCCTATTAAAAGTTTTAAAGAAACATAAAGCAAAAACAATTATTATAGCTGGCGATCTTTTTGACCATTACAACTTAAATCGTTTAAAAGGTAATCATTGGAAAGTGTTATCTAAATTAAGGAAACTATCTAAAAAACAAAAGGTTATCTACCTTATTGGTAATCATTGTTTTCTTAAAGCAGAGTTTATGAGTATTCTTCTTGGATTTGATTGTAAAGATGAATATATCTTGGAATTAAAAGATCAAAAGATTCTTGTTGTTCACGGCGATATTTTTGATATTTACTTTAGTAAGTTTAAATATATAACAAATTTTATTGTAAAATTATATTACATATTCCGACATTATACTCCATTTGCCGATGATTTCTTCCGTTTATTTAAAAATAGGACAAATAATTTTATAGAGAAAAGCTCTGATATGAAAAGAAATGCTTTGAAATATATAGAAAATAATAACTATGACAAAGTAATTTGCGGTCATTCACATATATCCGAATACTCTGATAAATATATTAATACTGGTAGTTTTTGCGAGGAAAGGGCTTCTTTTGTTATAATAGACAATAAAAATAATATTGACTTAATAAAAATTTAGAATATAATACCAATATGGGACTATTTAATTATATCCGAGTAGAGCAAGAACTTCCTCTTGATGCTACATTAAAGACGCTAAATCGTAATTGGCGAGATGAGGAATTTCAGACAAAAGAGATAGAAGAAAATTGTCTTTCTACTTATATTTTAAGAGATAATAAATTATATGAAGAAGTAATCGAAGGTCATTACGAGGATAAGACCAAAGAAGAAATACAGGAAGATAATAAAAAATATAACGGATGGATTAGACTTCCTTCACTTCATAATCAAAAGTGGGTAGTTGATAAAAAATATGAGAAGTTTCGTGAGGATTATACTGGCAGTTTTGTTTTTGGGTGTGTTGTGAATGGTGATAATATTGATGCCACCGATTTCTTTCCAGATTGGAAAGCTGTTGTAGTTGATGGCGTGGTAAAAACTCTTACAATTCTTCCAGAATATAACAAATATTCTAGTAAAGATAGAATTGAAAATCAATTAAAGTGGGAAGCAGAGACTATGCTTCACGAAAAGAAAATGCGTTGTCCAGTTTATAAATTTTATTTTAATTATTATGTGCGTGTTGTAGAAAATCTTGGATGGAGACTAACGAGACTTTGCACGAAATTAATCAATGCTCTTAATTGGCTTAACTGGCGTGGTATTAGATTCATTGTTAAAGTATTAACTCCTAGATGAAAAACTCTCATACTCTTGAAATAAAAGAGGAGAATGGTTATCAATATATTGAACTACCAAATTCTCTTTTAAAAAAGATGGGATGGAAAATCGGTGATACGATTGATTGGCACGATAATAAAGATGGCACTTGGAGTTTGCTCAAAGTTGCAACTCCTTCTAAATCAAAAAAAAACAAAATTTGACAAGTTGGCTAGTCCAGTATAAACTGAGACTATGAAGCTACCTACAATTTATAAAAAGACAAAGACTGGTAAAGTCCAAGAGTGGACTATCGAAGTCAAAGGAAATCAATACCGCACGATTTCTGGTCATACAGATAGTGATAATAAAATAGTTAATGAGTGGACAGATTGTGATGTAAAAAATGCTGGTAGAGCAAACGCTACTACTCCAGAAGAACAAGCAATTAAAGAAGCAGAAGCGAAGCGTAAAAAGAAATTGGAATCTGGTTATTTTGAATCTATTAAAGATATTAATAAAACTCAATACTTTGAACCAATGTTGGCTCATAAGTATGAGGATTATGATATTAATTTTCCTGTATATTCTCAACCCAAATTAGATGGTATTCGTTGCATCACAACTAAAGATGGTATGTTCTCTCGTAATGGTAAAAAGATTATCTCTGCTCCTCATATCCGAGAAAATCTAGAAGGATTTTTTAAGAAATATCCTAACGCTATTCTTGATGGTGAATTATATTGTGATAAATTAGCAAATGATTTTAATAAGATTTGCTCACTTGTAAAAAGGACAAAGCCTACCGAGGAAGAACTGGAAGAAAGTGCAGAAACTATCGAGTATTGGGTTTATGATGCACCTAAAATTGGTATGATTTCCGCAAACGATTCTTTCTATGAAAGATACGAACTTGTATTAGACGCTCTTAAAAAGAGTAATCAGTATAAAAAGATCAAAGTTGTGACTACTTTAAAAATTAGCAAACAACAAGAACTTGACGAAGCATATGAAATGTATATGGAACAAGGCTATGAAGGTCAAATGGTTAGATTAAATCTTGCTTATGAAAATAAGCGTAGCAAAAATCTTCTTAAAAGAAAAGATTTTATGGATGAGGAATTTATAATTCAAGAAGTCGTTGAAGGTGAAGGTAATAGAAAAGGAACTGCGGGTTATATGGTGTTTAAAAATAAACACGGCAGACCTTTTAAAAGCAATATTAAAGGCGATTTTACTTATCTAGCTCAACTACTTAAAGATAAGAATAAACTTGTAGGCAAGAAAGCTACCATAAAGTTTTTCAATTACACACCAGATGATGTGCCTAGATTTGGTTATGTAATAGCGATTGATAGAGAAAGCTACGAATAAATTTTATGAACCAAAAATTCTTTGAATATTTTGTAATTATTCTTGGCGTAATCGCTAATATAGTGCTGATTATAAATGCGATACATCATTGGTAGAAATACCTTGACGCTAATTTAAAACTCATTTAAATTCAATATATGAAATTAATCGAAAAACCCATCAATGTAGTCGAGTCCGATAGTTTTGAGTCCGTAAGTTTCGGAATCAAGCAATCTGGACTTCCTTATATCTTTAACATCCTTCGCAATCAGTTGTATTCCAATAAGCCTCTTGCAGTTTTGCGTGAGATCGCTTGTAATGCACAAGACGCTAATATCGAAGCAAAGAGCAAGCGTCCTATTGAGATTAAACTTCCTACAAAATTAGACCCTACTTTAACTATCAGAGATTTTGGTAATGGTCTTTCTGCTGATGATATTAAGAATCTTTATTGCTATTATGGTGAATCTACGAAACGCAATAGTAATTCTGCTATTGGATATTATGGAATTGGTAAATTCGCACCATTCAGTTATGGTGATAACTTTGTTTTAATTTCTTATCACGATGGCAAGAAAACTACTTACAATGCTTTTATTGATGAAACTAAAATCGGTAAGATTGTAAAGCTCAAGGAAGAAAAATCTTCCGAGCCTACTGGTGTATTAATTTCTGTTCCAATCAAAGAAGAAGATACTGAAACTTTCTTATATACTGCTAAAAACTTGTTTAAGTATTTCAAGAACAAACCAGTTATCAAAGGTGCAAGAAAAGAAGATTTGTCTGAAATCTATGATCGCACACCAGTATTTAAAGGTAATGGTTGGGCTTATTATAATACCTCTAGCTATGGTAGAGAATCTGTTGCTATTATGGGAGTTGGTTATCCTATTGATACTAGCGATGTGCAATTCAAAGAAGATTCTGATGAGCAAGGTATTTGCTCTCAAGGATTTGAAGTTGAGTTTGATCTTGGAGAACTTGATATTACTGCAAGCCGTGAGAATCTAGAATATACTGAAAAGACTAGGAAAGCTATCAGAGAAAAGTTTCGCAAGATTAAGAAAGAGATGGCAGAGTGCATCTCTCAACAATTTAAAGATTCAACAAACATCTATGATGCCAAAGCTCTTTATAATGAAGTCTTTGGAACTTATGGTAGTTTGGGTTATATTGTTCGTAGTGCTTTGAGCAACAAGGTAACTTGGAAAAGCAAGACTATTACTGATAATCATATTGATTTCAATGATAAGATTGGTAAGATGATCGAGAATGGTAAATTGACTTCAAAGTTTTATCAGAAGTCTCGCAGAAGCACAAAATTAAATTCAGAGAATGAAGCTAAAAGGATTCTTTGCGAAAAGACGCACAAGATTCTAATCAATGATACTGGTTCAGCGATGGGAGTAACTCATCGTCTTGCTACTCTCTGGAATGAACTAGGAGACAAGATTGATGGTGCTTATGTATTTACATTCGCAGATCAAGCAACTAAAGATGACTTTAACAAGGAACTTGGTCTTGTTGATGAGAATTATTTGAATCTATCTGATTACGAAAAGATTACAATTCAGAAGATCAATTCTGGAACTAGCGTTGTAGTTAATAAGAATCCAAAACATTCTTCTCAAATCTTTAAGTTTAATCGTAATGATGCTACTAATTGGGGAACAAAATCCGCTAATTGGGAGACTATGACTATTGATCTTGCTAATGATACTGCTATCTATGTAGAGATCAATAACTTCCAAGCCCAAGGCAAAGAACACGAATTTAGAAATGGAACTTTAAAAGATATTCTTGAGAAGTATGAAGAACTTACTGGCGAGAAACTTCCAGAAGTTTATGGAATCAAAACTAAAACTTTTGAATCCAAGAAAAAGATTATTAATAAAAATAAAAATCTTACAAGCCTCTGGAAACATCTTGAAGATGGAATCCGCAAGGAGTATTCTAAACTATCACAGCAAATCACAGACAAGAATCATTGGGATAAGCATAATAAAGAAGATAATAACTTTGCTGATCTTGTCCAAGAGATGCACAAGAAAAGTTTGCACGAACTTATTGAAAATACAAATTCAGAGTTTGCTCAATACTTAAGTGCGGTTATGTTCTATGCAAAATCGAACTTCAAGAAGGTTGGTGAAGCTCTTGAGTTTTTAAAATTGGCCGAAATTGAAATTAAATTCGATATGGTCAATCCAAGTTATAATTTGGATACTCTATTAAAGAATATTCAAGGCAGATATGAATTGCTAGATGTATTTGTCCCTCATACTTATGGGTGGCATTACAACAGCAAGCAACAACTAACAAAGATTTTAAATTACATAAATCTTATTGACAAAAACTAAAAAAGGAGTAAAACTATAAATATGAAGATACCATATATATTAACTGATCGTAGTCTTACCATCGTTCTTAACGATGAGCCAAAGACTATTACTAGCGAAAATCCAGTTTGGAATGACGCTATTTCCGCAATCCGAGAAGGAAGGTTTAGCGAACTTCCAGATATTCTCGACAAGAGTAAAGCTATCGCACGATTTTCTCACGGCAACATTGAAGTGCGTGATGGTCTTGTGACCTATGCTGGCGAGGAAATTCATAATATCGTTGTAGATCGCATCTTAAACTTTATTAAGAATGGTTTGCCTTATGAGCCTCTTGTTAAGTTTCTTGATAAGCTAATGCAAAATCCTTCTCGCAGGGCAGTAAATGAATTGTATAAATTCTTGGAGCATAAGAAGATGCCTCTTACTCCCGATGGAGATTTCCTTGCATACAAGAGTGTTCAAGCAAACTTTACCGATTGGTATAGTGGTCAGCACGATTTCTCAATCGGACAAATTCGTGAGATGGCTCGTAATCAAGTTTGCGATAATGCAGATGTTGGTTGTTCTGCTGGCTTTCACGCTGGTTCAGAAGAATATGCAAAGAGTTTTAATGGTGGTGGTAATCTTGTGATAGTTAAGATTAACCCTGCTGATGTTGTATCTGTTCCAACAGATTGTGAATGTCAGAAACTTCGTGCATATCGTTTAGAGGTAGTAGCTTTGTATCGTAAAGCTCTAGACAAAGAACTTTATGATAAGGTCTATGACAATTATATTCACCCTTATCGTCCAGAAGCTCAAGAGGCTATGAATGAAATGTTTGGATATGATGACGAAGATGATTACGAGGATGATGAAGATGATAATGATTATGCCAATGATGGCACTTTACAATCCTATGTTAATTATCACAGCAAGCGTGACCCAAAGACAGGGAGATTCATTAAAGGCTAAATGAAATTCGGATTACAAGTTAATCTGAATCGTGATTGGTGGTTTGGTAAGAGCAAAGATTGGTCAATCGCCATCCTCTTACCAGCCATCAGTTTCGGTTATCATACTCCGAATGATTCTATATACAATGATGTTGATAGTAAATGGTTTGGATTTAAATTGAAATTGACTAGCGACATTTCATTTGAATTATACGAATATGGAAAGATATTTACATTCTGCATTTTAGGTTGCGGATTTAGAATATCTAGGTATAATATAAAAATCAAATGAGCGAAGAAAATTTTAATTGTCAAGCTGGCAATCAGTTGAGGCAAATCTTATACAAGGATATTGTAAGATATGCTCACGAAAGCGATATGACCGCTTATCAAGTTATTGGCGTATTAGAATCTTTGAAGTTTGATTTATTAAACGCTATGCAAACTCTCGCAAAGGAGGATGAAGAAGATGAAATCTAATCGTGGTAGAAAAAAAGGTTCGTTTTGTTTTTCAATGGTTCCGTTAAGTGAACTTAACAAAGTATTGAAGCAAGATGCTGTTGTTATCGTATCAAAGAAATTCCTCGACAATTTAAACATAAGAGGAATAGAGAAAGAAGTCAATACTAAAACATATCAGAGTTTAGAAGAACAAATTGAGTTTCAAGTAAATTAAACTTGATCTTACTTTTAAACCAGTATATAAACACACTATGTCACAAGAAAATTATTCTAAAATCGTAGGTCAAGATAAAGTAAAGAAGAAGCTAAACTTTCTTTTAGATGGCTATTCTAAAACGAAAATCATTCCTCATCTTCTTTTTGTTGCTCCAAGAGGATGTGGCAAAACTCTTATCGCTCAAGAGACAGCAAATATAATGAATCGTGAGAGAAGCATTATTGTTAATTGTTCTACGATTAAAAATGTAAAGAGTTTCTTTAATCAGATTATGTTGCCTTATGTTTATGATAAGGATACGACAATTATATTTGATGAGGCGAGCGAACTTCCTAGAGATGTCACGATGGCACTTCTAACCATCCTTAATCCCAATCAGAATAATTCCAACGATTTTACTTTTGACGATGGAACTTATACATTTAGATTTAATAAAAATAGTTTTATTTTCTGCACTACCGAAGCTCAAAAGATTTTTCACGCACTTCTTGATCGTCTTTATAGAGTTGATCTTGAAGATTATTCTTACATTGATCTTGGTAGGATTATCTCAAAGAATCTTGAAATTAAAAATCAAAAGATTAAAGAAGATATTTTGAATGAGGTTGCAAGCGTATGTCGTGGTAATGCCAGACAAGCTCAGTCTATGGCAAATCAAGTTTCGTCTTATTTGGCATCTAAAAATTCCAAAGAACTAGATAAAACTGGTTGGCTAGAGATTAAAGATAGATTGTCTATCTACCCTCTTGGCCTTACAGAAATCGAACTTAATGTAATTAAATTGCTCAAGGAATATGGTGAATTGAGACTTACCAATCTTTCCGCAAAAACAAATCTTACCAAAGATATGTTGCAGAAAAATGTTGAGCTATATTTAATGAGAAATCATCTTATTGAGATTAAACCTACTGGTCGTGCTTTGACTAAAAAAGGACACGATTATCACAAGGAACATCTTGAAAAGAATTAAAGTAAAAAGCAATCGTGGAACTCCAATGGAAATCGTATCATACGATTCAGTTTCAAAACTATTCTATTGCTTTATTCCTCACCTAGATATGACTTTGAGTATTCATCCTTCTGCTCTTGACATTGACGCAAAAAGGCTAGATACTCTTAAACAGGAGATGACTAATGAAAAAGAAACAAATTGATAAGATTGATTTAATTATTCAAGATATTCTTGATCTTCAAGAGTCTGTTAATTTTGACACAAGTGATACATCAGAATACGATTTAGATTCTGCTGTTGAAACTTTGACACACCTTAAAGGTCAATTACTCTGTCAAGAAGATGAACCAGATAAGGTTGATCTAAATAATCTATGAAGCTACATCCTAAAGTAAAAATGATTTGTGATGAGTTTGCTGAATCCTATGAGTGGATTGAGAGCGATGAGAGTTTGTTTATTCGTCTTTCAAATCGCTTTGTAGATATTGTCAAAGAGCGTTTGGCTAAATGCCCTTTGGAATATCAAGACGCTCAAAAGGTTGGCGACAATACAATTTTGTGGTTTCGTTCTCACGAAGAAAATGAAAGAGTTTTAGATTTTATTGATGAGAGCGAAGATGAAGGAAATGATCTACCATTTTAATGAATATTTATGTGACAGGACATAATTGGTCTGCGAAGGTAGAAATTGATACCAAGAAACTTGATAAAGCAGATTGGTATAGCGAGGCTTGCACAAGAGCAGTTGAAAGCGTTTTAGATCAAGAAGAAAAAGAAGGGGTTGAATTAAAGATTGATGACTATGATAATTTTGGTTTAGGAGTTATCCTCTTGACTTGGGATGAAAAGAATATTAAAAATGAAGATGAACACCGAGTCCTTTTAACAAGTAATGTTCTTGCTAACGCTGGTCGTTGGGAAGAATTTAACGAAGTAAAAGCATACGAGGATAAATGTAAGGAGGAAGGTTTATGAGTCAAGTTATAGATAACATTGTTTGGGAAAATAATTCAAGAGTCAAAAACTCTACTTTGATTAATCCAACTAAAATTATTCAAAAGACTTCAACCGAGAAGTTTCCCGCTGGCAAGATCACTATTAGATTGCATAATACTAGCAAACAAAATGTAAGTGGAACTGCATATTTTTATGGTAAGTTAAAAACATATACTGGAGGAAATAGTTTCTCTGGTAATTATAATTATGACTATGCAGATTGTAAGCTAATGGTTTCCTTTTATAAAGGTAAAGATGAATTTGTTTTTAATGGTGGTCTTTCAGAAACATACTCTTTACAAGATGTAGCTGATGCAATATCATATTGTAAGGAGATTTTAAATAAACTATGAGCGACAGGCAAACTTTAGAAGAACTGATGCGGTCTTTTAGGTTTCACAAGAATCCTATTTTAAATTGGATTTATAGTGAGGTTAATTATTACTCTCACACTTACTTTAATGTAAAGTGGAATTTAAAGAATAAATTGCAATCAATCTTTCGTGGTTATTCTGATAGCGATTGCTGGAATCTTCCTCAATCTACTGCGAGATTTATTTTACCAAGAATTAAACATCTTCGCAAAAACTTTAATAGTCTTTCCAATCGCCATCATCTTGTTGTAGATGGTAAGGTTATTCCTTATGTTCCAGATGAAAAGAATCTAGAATATAGTCAAGAACAAGGCGATTACATTGATAAATCAATTAATAAAACTAATTCTCTTTCTAAAGAAGAATATGAAAATGTTTTGGATGAGATTATTTTTGCTCTTGAATTTCTTTTGCTTGAAGATGACCCTAACGCACAGATTGATAAACTATATGAAGTTTATCCATTAGGTTTCGACCCTGTTCGTGATCGTAAAATGCTATTAACAAAACAAGAAGATGGTAATTACTCGGTTGAAATAGAAACAAAAGATAATATTCAAGCAGATTACTCTAAATTAAACAAAGCCTTTGAGCGTCAAAGAAATGGTTTTCTTCTGCTCGGACTTTACTTTAGAGATTTATGGGATTAATTTATGGACAACACAAAAATACTATTACAGATTAAAGGAGTTTTGCAGGGTATAGATCAATCATTATATAGTCTTGCTGAAAATTTTGATAGATTAACAAAACAAATTATAAAAGAAAATCAAGAAAATGACAAGTGAACAATACGAGAATTGGGCTAATGAAAATGGTATTTTTTTAAGCAAGGTTCATTATCGTATCAGAGTTAAAGATTTTGGGCTATATATTTTAAATTCATATAAATTTAAATCATTTCCAAAATTCTTTTGTATGAAAAACAAATATTATATTGAGTGTGGGTTTAATTGGTTAGGATGGATTTTTGAGTTTCAATGGAGTAAATAATTGAAACCTAGATACGATTTCGATAAAGGAAAATTAATTTCATACGATGGGCAAATTATAGAGTTTGCCGATACTACCATTGTTGAGAAGTATAAAGACCAAGTAGCTGAGTTATTGGATTTATTTTCTTACGATTATGATGAAGTTTTAATTTCTGATGAATCTAAAATAGCTGATTTTGGCAAAAAGAATATCAATAAAAAGAAACTAGAAAAATTTAAGAAAAAGTATAAATTCAGCTTTACAAACGCTGATACTTTCAGTAAGATAGCAGAAAGGATGTATAACTTTAGACCATTTTAAATTTATGAAATACACAATAACATCAAGAGATAAAGAAGCTATGGTAGACTTTGATTCTATTAAAGAAGGAGAAGTTTTTTCTTTCTTTGACCCCGAATCAGTCCAAAGAGGCAATCATTCTATTTTTATGAAAATTAAGAATGGTTCAAATAATATCGTCAATCTTGACGATGGTAGAGTATTTAACTTTGCTGATAAAAAGCGTATCACAATTAGCGACCCCGATGAACAAAGAGGCAATTTAGTTTATAAACTTAATGCTAAAATTAATATCATAGTATAAATGAAAACAACCTATCATTACATAGATCAGATCAAAGATCAATACGGAAACCTTCTTGTTTCTTGGGGAGTTTATGAAAAAACAATTACCCTAGAAAGTATTGGTGAAAAGCCAAAGATGAATGTTAAAATATTGAAGCAATTTGAATCCGTAAAAGACGCACAGAAATACTTAGATAAGTTGCTTGGTGTCAATGAATAAAGTAATTCGTTATATCAAAGAGCTTGAAGATGAGTTTGGTAAGCCTCTTGATAAATGGGCTGTTTACGAAGAACAAATTACTGCTAAAGGACATTGGGTATTTAAAGACGCAAAAATAGTAAAAACTTTTCCTAGTCCCCATCACGCAAGAAATTGGATGGAATATGACGGCAAAAGAATTAATTGACCATCTTAACACCTTATCGCCAGATACTCGTATATGTATCAAAGGATACGAGGATGGCTTGGACTATGTTTCTCTATTAAGAAAAGCAAAAATTCTTAAAGATAAAAATTCTGAATGGTATTACGGCAGTCATCAAGAAGTATTAGACTTTGATAGCCAACGCTTTGACGAAATTGTTTGGATTATTCAATAATTTTCTTTGACTTAAATTAAATTTAAATTATATTTGATCTATGGATACAACTAAACCAGATCAATTCTTTGCCACCTTTGACGAACTTCATCGTCACAAGGTCGAACCTTATAAGCAGTATTGGGAGAGCGTCAGACCCAAAACCGATGAGGATATTTTTAGGCGTTGGCTTTTTGCCTTCTGCTCTGTTCATACGACTTGGAAAGGTAATATCAATGGTTATCTTGCGATTCGTGACTTTGTTTATTGGAAGCACAATCGCAAAGAACTTCTAAAGCGTCTTACTCGTTCTGGCGTTGGTTGTCAGAAAGAACGCACCGATTACATTTGGGATTTTGCAAAAGATTTCTGGCAGAATCCTAAAGACTTCTCTTGCCCACAAAAGAGAAACCGATATGTTTCTGTTCGTGATAATCTTGTGGAGCGTATTCGTGGACTTAGTTATGCCAAGGTCAGTTTTAGCTTTGAGATGATTGACCCTCTCTTTGCTAGAGTTTTATGCGGTGATGTCCATCATCTTCGCTTCTATGGTATGCAAGATTTAAAATATACAAAATCAAAAGTAGGTGTTGCAAAGTATAAAGCGATGGAACAACATTGGATGGAAAATTGTCAGAAATTGAATGTTCCTTCCTATATCGCTCGTTGTATTATGTGGGATGAGATTCAGAAACAGCCCGATAGTGATTATTGGGGATATGTTCTCAAGCCATTTTAATATGAAAGCATCATCTTATTTTACAGATGGAGAGATTGAACTAGCTATGGGTATTCTTGGTGATCTATTGACCAATAAAGAATTTCTAGATGAAGTTTCAATATCTCACGATGCTACTGATAAGTATTATAAATTGGTAGAAAAGATAGATGTTTATTTTAATGATATGAAAATTGAGGATTTAGAATAATGAAACTAGAAGATTTAATTGATCGCAAGATTCTTTTTATTAATTATCCTATTAATAAATACGCAATTCAAGAGGGAAAAGTGTCAGAGATTTCTCCCGCTAAAAAATGTATTAAAATTAATTCTGATTGGCACTTGATTGATAACATTCGTATTATAGAATTGTTTAAAGAAAATGAAAGACCAAAACTAGGATTTGGCTTGCCAACAAATGAAAAAGATGCAAAATAAAGATATGGAAAAAGCAATTAAGCTACTCGCAGAGCTTGTAGATCAAGCTGACGAAGATTGTCCTCACGATTGTAGGACGATTCATTTTATGAACGCTCTTGAAGAAGCAAGTGAGTTTATAAAGGAGTATAGAAACCAAAAATGAAAACTTATATTGTCACATATAGCAAACAATATCAAGCAGATTCTAAAGAGGAAGCTCTTGAGCAGTTGAAAGAAGCAATCAACCAAGATAAAGATTTATCTAATTTTTGGATTAAGGAGGTTCATATCTAATGAAACTAGGGCGAGTTTGTTTGGATTTAAATTATATTGTAGATATGGACAATCAAGAAATGGTTGAAAGAGCCTACGAATGTCTATATGAAGATTTGATGCAAGGCGTTAAGTATGGTAATATCGGTAATTGGATTGATGTCATCGAGGACAAGAACGCAAAGGAAGATATGATTCCAGAATTTTTATTGGAGAAAGAAAATGATTAATGGAGTAATTAAACATACCAATCCCAGAGATATGATTCTTGCAAACCTAAAGAAAGCATATCTCCAAGAAGATAACAAGACTCTTGTAGATCGTGTTATGGAATTTTATGTTCATCTTTCGGATTATGAACTATGTCAAAGATACGCTGAAAAGTATGAGACTAATTCAAAATATATCGCAGAGCAGTTTGAATTTAATTTCTAATGTGTAATTAGAAGTATGGCAAGGAAAAAAGTAGAAAAACCAAGAATAGTAAAAGAAATAGAAAAAGAAGAAAAGACTTTTTCTGTTATGTCTAAAAAGATTGTTGATGCTATAAAGGACGAAAAATCTTTAAGAGAATTTACAAAAGATTGTCTTGAAAAACTTTATAAAGACGACCCAAAGTTATTCGCAGATCACGCAAAATTAAAGTTGAAGAAAAAATAAACTTCTTATATTATCTATTGTATGGAAGAACGAGTCAAGGCACTTCGCACTATGAAGGAATTTATAGCTTGGTATGAATCTAGAGAAGAAATGCCAACAAATAAACTTCACGAATTTTATGTTAAATTTAAATATATTGTAGAACAAGAAGAAGAAATGGTTGAATATTTAAAAAAGTTTTTAGGATAAATTTATGGAAAACGCAAAGACATTAGTATCACACTTAAATAAAGATTTGGTTGAACTCGAAGATGATATAAAAGGTTTAATCAAATGGCACGAAGAAAATCACAAGCATATTGCTGGCGTAAATTGGAAAGAACTAGATAAAGTAGAAGGACTTGTAAAAAAACTCAAAAAGCATTTTAAAAGATGAGATTCATTTCAGATTTTATTAATACCTTTTTTGGGTTTATTTTTGTAGGGTTGATGACATTTAGTTATGTTGCATCAGAACTATTGAAAAGTATTAAAGGTTTATTTAACTTTGCAAAACCTTTGACCGCAGAGGTTTTAGCAGATGTTTCGCTTATTTTACTTTTTTTTTATTATATATTCTTATCGGCTTTTGGTTCTATTTGCTTGAATATCAGTAAGTTTCTATTTTGTCTGTCAAAAGTATCGAATAAAAAATCAGAGGAGATCGTCAATAGAATTTGGATTAATTAAAAGGATTGCTGTATGTTATTAACGGATAAATATAAGTTTATTTTTTTAAAATCTTATAAAACCGCTGGAACCTCCGTAGAAATATTTTTTGAACAATATTGTAAGCCTTCTTTAAAAGAAACTCATTTTTCAAAAGAAATAGTAGCTAAAGACTACATTATAGGATTTAGGAGAGAATCTATACAACCAGTTCAACTCCCGACATTTTACGATCATATTCCAGCTTATAGTTTAAAAGAAAATATAGGAAAAAAATTTGATGATTATTTTAAGTTTTCCGTAGTAAGAAATCCATTTGATATGGTCGTAAGTTCATATTTCTGGAGTTATAATTTCTATTCAAATAGAAAAAGAGATTATTTTGAAGAATATATTGAAACAATGATAGATGTTTTTGCTAAAAAAACAAAAGATATTTTATATATTAATAATCAAATAATTCTAAATGATTTTATTAGATTTGAAAATTTAATAAATGATTTAGAAAGGATAAGGAAAAAAATAAATTTACCAGAATCAACTAGAAAATTACAAAAATATAAAAGTAGCAATAGACCAAAAAATTTTGATTATAGATTGTGCTATAATAAAAAAACTAAAAAATTAGTAGAAAAACACTTTGAATATTATTTAAATGATTTTAATTATAGTTTTTAAAAAAATGCTTGCGTGTAAATTAAAATGTGAGTATAAATAAGGTTAAGAGGACACCATATACATTAGCAATTATGAAATTAAGCAAACATAAGAAAAATATCACAGACTTTATTGAAACATCTTTCCCCGATTATACTGACAAGATTCTTCTTGCGGATGGATTTGATGAGGCTTTTATCGGCGTTGGCGAAAATGAAAATGGTAATCCTGTTGCAGTATATTCTATTGAGAAATGCTTGGATATTCTCGCAGAACAATTCAGCGATCAAGATGACCCCGAAACTGATGCTATTGATTACTTTGAGTTTAATGTTCGTGGCTCTTATGTTGGCGAATTTACCCCAATGTTCATCCATACACTTTAAATGAAATATAAAGTAGACTGGTTTAATTTAGCTACCACCTATCTTTTCTTTGGATTTGTTTATAGTGGTGTTATTTGGCTTATTTGGAATTTTCTTTTTGCTCCATTTTATGATTTGCGTTTTTCGTTCCTTCAAATCCTTGGTGGCTATACTATTATTCGCATACTTTTTGGGAATAGTAATAATAATTATATAAGTAATATCTATACCCCAAAGAATCCAGATTTAGATAAAATTGATGATTATTTAAAAGACTTTCAAGATCAACTAGATAAAGAAGCAAACGAAGTAGAAAATCAATATAAAGATTTAGATAAAAAAGATTAATTCATATAGTATATATGAATGGTAGATATTGTTATAGGTGTGACTTTAGGTATTATAATTAATACAATTATAGCTGGAATTTGTTATTTATTTTATTTAGACTTGCGTAAATTTTAAATTTAAATTAAATTTAGATCGTGAACTTTAACAAAATTATTGAGGTTAGTTATGCTCTAATCAATAAGCATAACGCTGATCTTCGTTGTAGACATTTTAGTTTTATTCTGGACAGAAATCGTATTATAAGTATTGGATTAAACTCCCCGAAAACTCATCCTCTTAATCTTAAATACAATTATGTTAATAAAAATAACGAAAAGATTTCAAATATTGTTGGAACTCATAGTGAATTAAGTGCAGTTATTAGACTTGGCGAAGAAGATTGCTCTAAATTAACTCTCGTAAATACAAGGATTAATAGAAATAATATGCTAGATTTTTCTGCTCCTTGTAATGGATGCTGTGATATGATTAAGCAATTAAATTTCAAGAATGTATATTTTAGTAATGTTCAAGGCAAATTCGATAAATTAAATTTGACAAATAGTTAAATATCAATTAATATTAATAATTATGGCAATTAGACCCAAAACATACTTCGTTAAGATGACTGATAATACTGATGGCACATTTACCATCAGCGAGACAAAGGTTCTTGACAAGGTTAATCAACACGCTCGTCATTGGAGATCATTCGATAAGCGTAGATTGACCAGCAAGCTCCGTAATTCAGTCCTCGTCACGAAATAAGTATCATACGATTCACCCTTAATTTGGTAGAAATACCGAGTTATGGGTGTAATCTATTTTGTTATGAAGTCTAATAATTATAATAGGAGTTTCGTAGTCGCCAGAAGAAGTTAATCTGGCTTGACATTTTTCCCAATTTAAATTAAATTTAATTCTAGGAGGACAAGTTATGCAAATACTATGCAGATTAATACTGATTAGCGTTGTTTCGTTGGGATTATTCCGCAACGAAATTAAGGCTCCATCTTTTTCTGGCGATCAAGTAATTCAAAGATGCGTTAAGACTGAACGCTTTGTAAAGGCTAATATTCCTAAAAAAGAGATTAAGGTTCGATTAACAGCTTATTGGGCAAAAGGTGGCGATACTGATAGTTGGAGTGCAAAACGCCAAAGCTCTACTGGTGTTAGACTTAAACCTAATATTTCAGTTGCCGTAGACCCAAAAGTTATACCTTATTTTAGTAGAGTTTATATACCTAATCTTGGATTTAGATATGCTCACGATACTGGAACAGCAGTTATTAATAAGAAGGCTAGTGGTGGTAAATATCCTGTTATTGATATTTTCTTTTTGAATAAAAAAGATGCTATAAGGTTCGCAAATACTCATCCAAAGATTGTAAAAGTAAAAGTTTTTGATAGAATATAGTATATGATTATTGATGATAGCGTCAGTTTCTTTGGCGTATATTATCATAATTGTGTTTTTCATTTAAATTTATCAAAAGAATTTTCTGATATTTACTCTAAAGAAAAATATAAAAATGTTCTTTTATGTCAAAAAGATGAACATAATGGCTATCTTTTAACTCAAAGTATAATGACCGATAAAAGCAAAAATCCTTATATGCAGAGTTATTATTACAGAGATAAAGAAGAATTAAAGAAAGGATTTAGGAAAATATCTGATAAGATAGAATCCTCAGAAAAAACATTTTATCTTTTAAGAAGTAATAAATATTATGATGTTGCAGATACAGAAAATATTGTTAAGATATGGAAAAGAGAGGTAAAAAATGCCACCAAAGAAAATTAAAATCCAATTCCTTTCAGAGCATATCGCTAGTTTAAATCATTGGCGAGATGAGCTATTAAAATTAGATAAAACTTATTTTCATAAAGATCACGAAAAAGAACGCACTATTAAAAATATGATTAACAAATATCTAGATGATGTTCTAGAGTATAATAAAAAATCCAAGGAAAAGGTTAAAAATTAGGTGTAATAAAAAGTAAGAATATATGGAACTTTTAATTATTTCCGCTTGTTTTATCCTCGGTAGTATTTTTGGAGTTAGGTTCGTATGAACTGGCTATTAAATATTTTTGATTCAGTTAAGTGGAAAATTGAAGATGCAGTTTGGGCAATCCAAGATAAGATTAAACTATCAAAAGAATTAAAAGAGATTGATGCTCAATGGGATAACATAGAAGAAGTAGAAGAAATTGAAGTTAAACCAAAGAAAAAGAAAGCCAAAAAGAAAAGTGCTAAAAAGGCTAAAAAAAGCGTTTAAGTGGTTGTTGGGTATTAAATTAGGTTGTGGCTGTTCTGCTTGTAATTGTAAAAATAACTTGATCTAAATTTTAAATTCAGTTAGTATATACTAACTATGGCACTATCAAAAGAAGAACTAAAAGAAGTCCGCAAGATTGCATCTACTATTAAAAATAGCGGTATGAATCCTTGGGGAAATACTAAAAAAATTAAATTTAAATCCAAAAAGCCTATCTTCAACAGAGAAGATGCTGATGACCAAGGCGATATGGAAAAATTTAAGAAAAATCAATAATATATATTGACATTATCTCAAATATATATTAATATAACAATATGAATACAACTCAAAACCAATACACTTGGTCAGTAAAAGCTACCAACGGACAAGTAGTTGTGGCTCCAAAGAGCTACCCTACCCTTCGTGGTGCAAAGATCGCCAGTAAGCGTTTCGCTAACAAAACTGGTGGTCAAGTAGTTTCTGTCTCGACCAAGTAATTAATAATAGGGCATTGGGCTAATCCCCGATGCCCTATTTATTTTTTCAAAAGACTTGCAACAAGTATAAAACTAATATAAAATAAAAATATGTGGTCGCCAATAGATATATTCTTCATAGCTTGGTTTTGTAATTTTTCTCCTTGTCAAGAAGCAAGGTTAAGTGTTGCAGAAATTATCGAAGCAAAAGAGAACAAAGTAATTCGTCAAACGATTGGATTAAGAGATGATGTTTAATCTTCGTAGAGCAGTTGCTTTTGTTATGGTGGTAATTGCTTGGATTCTTCTTACATTCTTTTTTATTGGATGTGCGAGCGTAGATAAAGTCCAAGAAAAAGAAGGTTGGTTTCCTGTTGGTATGGAAGAAGATAACCAAAGTTTTTATAATAGTAAATATAATATGATGGATAATGGTCAAGACGACCCTAATGCTAATGTAAAAGTTTTTAGAAAGGAATTTTAATATGGCACTATCAAAACAAGAATTAATTGAAATAAATGAAGCACTAAAGCGTATCGAGGATAAACTCGATCAAACTCTCGCTTTGATGCAAAAGCCACTTCCAAAATTAAATATCAAAGGTTATCCAGCCAAAAACTTTGATTGGACTAGCAAAATCTTTTCTTTTAAGACTAAAGGTAATTCTGAATGAGTAATTGGCGAATTACCCCAGAACTTCATCAGTTAGGTTCTGATGATAAAATATCATTGATTTATGCTATTGATATGGCATTAAGAAATGTAGACAATCCTATCATAATTAAAAAATTTGAAAAGATGCGTAGCAAATTACTATTGACAAAAGATGGAAAACAGAGGAAGATAAAAGTGTGAACCAAAAATTTACATTTTCGCATACATTTAAAGATGCAAATGGTAAAGAGATCAATAATACTCTTGAAACTAATGACTTTGTTCTTGAAGATATTTGTGAGAGATTTACAGACTTTCTTCGTGGATGCGGTTTTCATTTAGATAGAGTAGAAGCATTTACAGAGGAGGAAAACTATGAAAACAAAAATTAAAGACTCTAACTATCTTAAAATCGGTAAGTTTAAGAAGAAAAATGTTTATGATGTTGATGTGGATATGAGCGAACATAATAGAGCTTACTTTCTTGATCTCGGAAAGCAAGTTATTACCGATGACCAGTTTATTAATATTGGATTTAATTATGCACTAATTAAAGGATTAGAACTTGCAGAAGAAATCGCTGAAAAGAACAAGAAAAAGAAGAAGAAATGACCTTCAATAACTATCAGACTAATGCTAGTAGAACTGCTTTCTACCCAAGAGTATTTCCAAATCAAGGACTTTATTATACAGCACTAGGACTTGCTGGTGAAGCTGGCGAAGTTGCTAACAAAGTCAAGAAAATAATGAGAGATAACGGAGGGAAGTTAGAGGAAATCCATAAAGCAGACCTCTATGCTGAACTTGGAGATGTTCTATGGTATTGTGCAACTATGGCAGATGAACTTGGTGTTAATCTTGAAGATGTTGCGATTTCTAATATAAATAAACTTGCAGACCGATTAAAAAGAGATAAAATAAAAGGAAGTGGAGATAACCGATGAACGCAAACCCTTTAGACTATGATGCGAAATACCCTCAAACCGCTGATACTCATACCAATGATGAGGCAAAGATTGAGATAATGGAAAGAAATATCGGCAAGGAAGTTATGTTTCAGCTTCAAGACACTCAATTCTATGGTAAGATTGCGGGTGTTCCAAACTCTGAACATTATTGTGTTGTCGTAGGAGAGAATTGGGATTGGTATATTAGAGAAGAAGCTATACATTTTGTAGAAAATATCTATTAGCATAGTTGAAAACAAAAACTTTAACTCTTAACGAAGAACAATTTAATATAGTTTTTAGAGCATTAAAAGACTATTACCATCATCACCCATCAGAAAGTTTTGCAAAAGAGATTGACCAAGTAATAAAATTGCTAGATACTATACCCTATAACGAGGAGATAAACCAATGACCAAAACTAAAAAATTCAAAAATCTAAAAGAATATATGCAAACTCTTAACGAAGATGAGCAAGAGTATATTTATAGCTTATACTATCATAGCTCTGTTAGCGATCTAGTAGATTTGCTATTTGAATATATGCCAGCAGATGATACTATCACAGAAATTGAAGATTATAGGCGTGAGGTAGCAGAAGAAGCTGAAACCTTGCACGAAGGCGAACAGGATTAGATATTAGGCTTGGGCGAGGCTAAAAATGGCTAAATTTAAAAAGAAAACCAATAAATTGAGTAAATCAGAAAAGCATTATCTCTTTGCGGTCTTGGGTAATATTCTTAAATTTGGCTTTTCAAAAAAGGATATTAAGGATATTCTAAAGAAGATATGAATGAACTAACTACCATTATTAGTTTGGCTCTTGGTCTTTCTTCGGTATTAGCTTTTAACTACCTAAATAAATGAATACTATTCAATTTATAATAGAAGCCTTTGCGGTTATGTTTATTATATCTTTTCTTATAGAGTTTAAGGACTAATATGTATATTTACTTTGGTTCTAGCATAGAAGGAACAATTATCCTGTTAGTGGTATCCATCGCCCTTACTGCACTAATAGTGGGTATTTTGGGGCTATCTGCATATATTCTTGTTGTTTTAAATAAGATAAAGAGGTATATTAAGCGTAGAGGAGATAAATAGAAAGGATATATTAAAAAGGGGTATGAAAAATCAAATACGATCTTTGTTAGGTATAGAAATGGCATTAGGTAAGAGGGAATTTAAGCCTTTTCTATTGTTAATTGGAGTATTATTGTTCTTATTAATGGTAATTCCTATTGGATTATCTTTAGCTTATTATAAATTTAAATATACTCTGTTAAATAGTTGGGGAGAGATAAAGAAAGGTAATAAATTAGTTAAATATAAGGGTGTTAAAGGGGTTTGACTATATTTTCTTTATACAAATAAGTCAAGAGAAAAATTAATAATATATTTTCTTTTTTTCTCTTATCTACTATAATAGTGTTATGGATGATATGGATAAGATATATGATACCTATAAAATCAACAAAAATAAACTAAAAATAGATGATTGGGTTGTTGTAGATGAGTATTTCTACTACAAATATAAAGATAATATAACTATAAATAGCTTAACTCTATATCACGGCGAAAACGAACTAACTAAAAGAAAAGAAAGATATGTAGTAGCAGAATCTAAAAAGGAATATATCCTATTAAAATATAATAGTAATTTTCTTGCGGTAAATATATGTGAAAGAGAATATGATCTAACTAAAAATATAACTCTTGTTATGATAAATAAGAATAGTGTTCATAATATTGAAAATAATACAGGCGAAGTGCCAGATATTAAATATATATGTAAGATTCTAGGCTGGAAGATAACCCGCAAAGCTATTAAAAATTTAGAAGAAATTGAAGATATTTAACCCTATTTGCGACATTTTGTTTGCATAATAAGATATTTAGATTATAATAGAATAAGCCGTGAAACCCAAGGTTAGTGGTGAACCTGTAATCTTTTAGACCCCTTCCAGATTGCGAAAACCACCTCTTTAAATAATGATAACAACCAACCAAATAAAAGCTATGACAGAAAATGAATTAGCTTATCTTTATTATTGTTTAGATACTGAATGGAATAGTTTAAATATGGGCTATCCTATGAACCTAAATATTATGAAAACCTTTAAAAATAATAGTATTCAATATCTTTTAAATAAATATAGTTCCAACTTGACAGACGAAAATAAAAACATTATTATGGATATACTAAATAAACTAGAAGAATATGTCTGATATAAAAGTTAATTTTGATTATTTTGATCTTTTAAGCATATTAGGTATTGCTGAAAGACGAAATATTATTAAACAAGTATATGGCGTAAAAAGCCAAAGATATGATAAGAATCAAACTGATTTTTTAACTCATATTAATGGAGTAATGGGCGAAGCGGCTGTTGCTAGATTTCTTAATATCAAATTAGATAAAAACATTTCACTTAGTGGCGATGATAAAATAAAAGACTTAGTAAAAGATAATAAAACAATTCAAGTAAAAACTAGCATCAAAGAACAAAATAAGCATTTGCTATTTAATGATAAAAGTTTATTTAAAGCAGACTTAGCGGTTTTTGCTTCGGTTATATCTATCACAGAAACTATTATCCGAGGCTGGATTACTAAAGAGGAATTCTTAAATAAAGCAGAACCCAAGGATTTTGGATATGGTCAGAGATGGACAATTCCATTTGACAAATTAAATAATCCAAATAAACTAAAAGAATACTTTGGAGCAAAATAATATGAACCAACTATATGCTTATTTGTTTTTGTTTACTTTGATAGTCTCGGCGGCTATTCCTATTATTGGTTATATTAGGTCTAAATATTATTATATTGATACAAAGCCTATTCACTATTGGCTAAATAAGAAACAAAAAATAAAGAAAAGATATAAGACTTTTAAGAAGCGAAATAAGAAGTATTTGTCTGTAAATAAGATTAATAGAGTAGGATCTTATAATAAATTCAACTATTTAAGAAAGTGTAATAATATATTATGGAAAACATAAATCAAAGCAATAACGAATCAACTATCTCTGAGCCTTATTCAAATAGACACCTCGAAGATCCAAGAATCAATTTTTTAGAAAAATTAAATTCTATAGAACAAATATTAAAAACCGCAGAAGCTAATGAGTCTAATGAAAATAAGAAGAAAGAAATTCAAGAAGCATTATCATTTATAGAACTTAGAAAAACTATAAGAAAACAAAGAGAAGCTTCAGATCTAAATAATATTTAATTGACTAAACTAAATAAGTAAAATAAACTAATCTTATGAACCAAAATAACCTATCGTTAGAAGATTGGAGATTAATTCAAGATTGTATTGTAGACAAGATTTTTACTCTTAGAGCCAGAGACAACTTTAGTTACGAAGATGTGGTTGATCAATTGGAAATTGTTCTAGATAAGATTCGTGTGAAAGGATTAACACCAAGGGTTTAAATATATGATATCTATTATAACTGAAAAATTAATTGAAAGCTCTGAAATAAGAGTCTTAGGATTAGCTTTGGTACTTTGGATATCGATGTATAGCACTTATTGGGTATGCGGTAAGTTGTTTGATTATAAGTGTGATATCTTTAATATCTTTAAGAAGAAAAAGAAAAGTCGCCGTAGGTCTTGACTAGGTTTTAGTTTGTGGTATGCTCTTCTTATGAGCAAATCCAAAAAAATTAAATTACCAAAGATGGACGACATCTATCAAAAGATCGCAGAAGAGCGTTTAACTAAAGGCGAAGCAGTCAAGCGTAATGCAAAAGCATTATTTGATTTCTTGCAAGAATCAAGAATATCTACTATCAATGCAACATTTGATGGTTGTGGCGATAGTGGACAGATCAATAATGTAGAGTATCTTGACCATAGGGGCAAAGATATGACTACTCCAGTTGGCGAAGTTCCTAATTCACGACTAGAAGCTGGATACCAGTGGAACGATAAGAAGAAGAAGATGGAAGAAATGCCTCCTCGCCAAGGTTGTGTTGAAGAGCTTGTTCACGAGATATGCTATGATAAGTTAGGTTCAAAGCATATGGGTTGGGAGATCAACGAAGGTTCCTACGGCACATTCAGCTTTGATGTTCTTAATCGCAAGATTAGTCTTGAGTTTAATGAGCGTATCGAAAGCGTGAATACTACCGAGGAAACATTCTAATGGCTAATCCTTACCATCATTCTGTATCTTCAGCAAAGAAATGGGGAGGAACGCCCGAAGATTATCAGAAGATTCACGATTGGTTCGATGAATCAAAGATGATGATGGCAGACTTTAGACATCGTGCGTTGCGTCATCACGCCGAGGGCATCTTTATGTGTGAGAGGATATTTGGTCACACGATCACATTATCCAACGGCAAAAAGATTCCTACTCGCTGGATTGGCGAACAGCACGTTATTGAAGATTTGGGTCGTATTCCTTCGATGCAAGACTGGTTCAAACATATTATGCCCGAAAGTTGGATGGGCAAAACCAAGAAACTTGACATCGAACTAGAATTGGTCTAAAGTAGACAAAGATTTGTTGTGTGAGGTGATGGTGAGGTCATCGGTGGTCGCTTCCGTAATAAGCGAATCGTTTGGGGGTATCGTAAACCCTCGCCGTTTTTGCCTAATAGCTCAATGGTAGAGCGTACCGCTGTTAACGGTATGGTTATAGGTTCGAGTCCTATTTAGGCAGAATAAAAAATATTTGTTCTACAAAATATTGTATTTGATGTATAATAGGTTGTATGAGCAAAAAACAATTCGAGGAGAACTTAAACTATGGCGATTGCAATAATATTTTCTGTTTTTTCGGTAATCTTTTGGAGGGCGTGTGCGAGGGAGTAGAAAATACTATTATAGAAACTAAAAAGATAGTTGACAAGTCTCTAAAAAAATAATAATATATATAGATACAGGGCAAACTCTCGGGTGCGAGAGGATGTAATGAAAGATATGTTGAGGTTGATCTCTTGATGGTCTTTCGTTCCCTGTATGTTCTTTGATATCAATGGGGGCTTAATTAAAGGGTTATCCAACCCAAACCAAGGAATAACATCGCCTCGTAATTGGCGAGCCGTGGATTGTCCCTCAAGAGAAAATGGTTGAACTAACCGAATCACTATGGCGAGTCTAATCCTTTCGGGGCTCGATGCGTGTTAGGACGCTGAAATCCTAGTGGAAAGTTTTCCGCATTAGATCACAGATTGGATGTTGTTGCAAAGCGGAACCCTGCTACAGCCATATATCCTGTGAGCGTTTTTTGGTGTCGCCGAAACCATATTTTTTTATTTTGAGATATAAATTATACGACATAATCTACAAGCAACCAAATGGTATTATTAATGGTGTTTTACCAAATACTATTTATGTTGATTTAAGTAAATATCAAGCGGACAAAGGCTTTGGCAATTTGAATTGTAGGGGTGGTCAAGCAATAAAAGATGTCACAGGATTCGAATGTGAAAGCTTCAAAGCATCATTGATAAGTCGTTATCCTGGAACAGATCATAGAGATTGACAAAATATAAATTTACCATATATTAATTGAATGACTAAAACATTCAAGATTGGCGAGTATGCTGTTGGAGGAAAGATCAAGGTATCTATTCCTAAAACCTTAACTACTATTAAAATAGATGTGCTTGATAGCAATTACGGCACAGGCAAATTGGTTAATCAATATATCTATTATAGCTTTGATAGGATTAGGATTGAGCGTGACCTTTGGCAGATTACTACTACTTATTATACTGATATGATTACTAGCTGGATTAACAAGAACTGGAAAGTAGAATTAATTAAAAATAGTATTTGACTATATTAAAAAATACATTATAGTAGACCTATGAGCGACACCTTAAAAAAATATACCATAACAATTCAACGAAACCAAATTGCCGAGGCTGAAATCGAAGTCGAGGCAGAGAGCCAAGGAGAAGCAGAAGAGATGGCCCTTAACAGGGCAGAAGATTGTGATGCTAACTTCGAGGAAGTGGATTATAACTTTGATATTATTCACATTGAAACCGATGAGGACGAAGAAGATGAAAACAGCTAGAACTACCGAAGATATTATCAATAAAATCTATGATAGAATTGGTAGATGCACACAAGAAATTGATAAGAAGTCAGCATGGCAAACCAAGATGTTACTTGGAATTCCTTTGGGCGAAAACGAAAAGCAGGAAGAGCCAAAAGAATTAGAAGCAGTAGTTAACGAATTAGAAGATATTATAGATTGGATTGAAGGCAACGAGCCTAGAGAGGGTAGTCTATGGACTTCCGAGGAGTGGGCAAATGATTAAAATTATTACTGATATTCTTATGTTAATTGCATTTGGCTTTGTTATTGTAGGATTAATATTGCCGTTTGTATGATCACAGGAGACACAATAGTTGCCTTTCTTATCATAACTTTCACGGCTATTTATATTTATCTTAATCATTATTGACAAAAATAGAATTTAATATAAGCTAAATAGATGCACTACACTATTCAAAAAGTCATAAATAGAAACCCTTATTTATTTGGCGGCGGTTACGAGCGTGGGGAGTATCTTGGCAAGCCAGTCTACATGGCTAAATATGATGGATGTCATCCCATAGAAACACTATATTTCCCTAAATTAAAAGAATGCAAAGCTTGGTTAAATAAAATAAAAGCTACTTATACTAGGGTTAAATAATGAAATACATTATACAAGTCACCAAATCTTGCTCTGCGACTCTTGAAGTAGAAGCAGAAACATTAGAGGAAGCAAAAGAGAAAGCTGATTATCTTAAATATAATATGAATTTAGATTGGAAATAACTATTGACTAAATAATAAATAGATGATATGGAAATACTAATACCTATTATTATTGGACTTATTATTGCAATAAAAGCCCCTTGACATAGAATTAATTTGTATTATAGTTATCCTATGACCATAAACACATTTTACAAAACACACTGGAAGGACACATATTTAATTGTTCAAGAGCTTAAGGCTCGTATAATATCATTAGATAAGTTCAACAATCCTAAAGCGGTTCAAGTTAAAGAAGATCTCAAAGATTTACTATGCTGGATAACAGATAATCAAGTAGAATTTAATTGACACTAAATTAATTTGTATTATTATTGAGTTTATGAAGCTCATTAATACTACCTCATATTGCTCTGATAAACTAAAAGAAATTATTAAATGGTGTCTCCCTCAAGGATTGCACCTTAAAGATATTAGAAAAATAGATTTTGGTAATACTAAATTAGGTTGGCATGGTAGGGCTTGGTATAGTGGTCGTGTGCATATTGGAGTTCCAGCTTATTCTAAGTATGTTAAACCATATATTAGTGGAGGCGAGAGGGGATATTTACCTCTTAAAACATATAATTGGGAAGAGTCTTTGGTTGATATTATAGCCCATGAAGTAAGACACCTATGGCAATATAAAAAGAATAAATTTTATCATGGTATTAAAAAGATAAGAAAATACAACATGGGAACTAAAGCTAAATTAAGTGAAGTAGATGCTACATTATATGCTATAAGGAAAGTAAGAGAGTATAGAAAGAGTAATATTAAATTTCAATTGACATAAGTTGTTGATTATTATATAGTTAGGGCGGCGGGCTCCCCGCGCGCGCAAGTCGTTGATAATCAAGGTGTTACGTATGATAGTATTTATTTTTAACAGGATAGGCAACCCGCTGGCTAGCAGTATCTTATGAGATGAAAAAAGTTCTTGTCACAAGTTAAAAGTATGGTATGATTATTTTATGGCAAGACAAACCAAACCCGCTCAAAGTGTATACGATTTCGATGTACACCAAGAGCCACTCCTCACAACTGACGGCAAGAGGACAGGATACTTCGGCATGGTGCGCCGTGACACCGCCGAACCCATTACACTCGGAGTTTGCACCGAGCAGTATGGTGTGGTGAAAAATGCAGACCTCATCGAGATGGTGGAAACCAACCTCGCCAATCATGACAAACTCTCGAATTTTACCTCGAAGAAGTTCGTCGTGCGTGACGGCGCTCGTTTCTACGCTTCCTACGACTTCACCGATTTCAAAACGGAATTGAAGCCCGTGGGCAAGCGAGCCAAGGGTGACATTCTTGGGTTGCGGCTGGTCGTTAACAACAGTTATGACCGCTCAACTCGTGTTTCGTTGTCTCTCGGCTTCCTTCGTCTCATCTGCGAGAACGGTATGACCTCGCTTACCAAGGAGTTCAGCATGACGAAGCGCCACACGCTTGCTGTCAATCTCGACTTCGTTGGTGATGCATTGGCTCATGCTTGTGACAGCGTAGAATCTTCGGCGCAAGTTTTCAATAAACTGGCGCAGAAGGCTCTCACTAACGAACAGGGCTTGAACCTGCTCACCAAGCTGGAAGAGAAAGACATTATCTCCGGCAAGGTGCGTGAGGGGATCGAGGCTGTTTGGCGCAATCCCGCTTATGAGGAGGATACGGATCGCAATCTGTATAACCTTTATAATGCGGCAACTCAGTTCCTGACTCGCAATGTCTCGCAAGAGCGCTACGAGTACAGCGAGCGTGTCAACCGTGACCTGCTCAAAGTCTTCAGCGGCAAGACCCGTGACGAAGACCTCTTGAAACTGGTCGCCTAAACTAAAACCAAAACCTTAACCGAGGCGGGGGTAAATCCCCCGCTTCTTTTTGTCTAAATTCGATGAGTTGTAAGTTGTTGACTATCAAGGATTTACGGTGCGCGGGACCCCGCCGTTGTAAGTCGTTGACTATCAAGCACTTATAAACCTTGACATTTATAGAATTTATCTTATAGTTAAGGGAGTGAAAGCAAAACACAAAGTCTATTATAACTTACATAAACATTGTTTGAGTATTATGCTTAAAGGCAAAGTCCTCCAACATAGCTCAGAGTTCTTTTTGAAAGATGTTGAGTTTCGTGTGAGTCAAGCTGGCAGAAACCGAGTCTTAAAAGAAAAGCGTAAGAATGTCCACGCTTTTGTGTGTGGCACACCAGACGAAGGTTGGCCTATTCATGGAGAGCGGCAAGTAACCTATAATCCCTATAAGTATCATAGTTTTGTTTATGCTGACACCAAGCGTCCTGTATATAAAGCTAAATGGGCTGGCGTTATTGGTCGTGAAATTTTTGTCTTGAATTAATCTAAAAGTATACTATAATTATCATATGAACATCACTAAAGTAAAGAAGCTGGCTGAAGGTGGCTATGCTATTTACGCTACTGACCCTAAAACTAAAACCGAAACCCAAGTTGGTTATATTGGGGAAAACCTTGACCCTAAAAACTGGCTTCCAGCGGGAACTAAAATTGAAAATTCTTGAAGAATCTTTTACTTCTAAAGGATTCAAACTTCAGCAGGTAAAGCGTGATGGCGACATCGCTATCTACAAAAAACAACTCGATGACCCCGAATGTGAAAACTATCATTATGAAGTTATCGCAATCAAGCGTCACAATGGTTATGAGATCGCTGGCGTAAAGATGCCTCCCGCTGAAATGTATCCTAGCGATAGTCAATGGGGCGATTGGGCTTTCACTTGCACTAGCATCGAAGATGCCAACAAGCGTTTCGGTGAATTGCAGGAGAAACTAACAAACTATAATGCAACATCAATTCTGCCTAGCGGTGAAAAGCGTGGTCGTGGTCGTCCTCGCAAAATCGCTTGACAGAATAAAAAAACATATTACAATCACAACTATGACCTATCATTGTGCAGTAAGTGGAGAGGCGATCCCTCCAGAGAGAGTTGAGGCTCTGCAAGTCCTCGGCGTTCCAGAGAGTCAATGGACTAAAAAAGAGTATAGTCAAGTAAAGAAACTTCGTGCCGTGTATGCTGGTGATGATGGCAGTAATGACATCGTTATCTGCGACAAGGTTGATGGTGGCTCACTATTTGATAATGAAATCGCCGTGGAGGTAGAAGAATGAATTTAAGATATATCGTTCTGCGTGATGGTATTCGTGTTAGCGAGGATATGCACTCTGACCTAAAGGAAGCTGAAGCAGAAGCTGAATTTTGGCGGAAGGTTATTCGTGCATGGCCTGATGGCACGAAGGTCGTAATCAAAAAGATTGGCTCGGAAAAGAAAGCCTAAAGATCGGAGGCTGACACTAGCTACGGGCTAGGTGATGCGAGGGTCGTCTAACTGGTTAAGACCCCACACTTATAATGTGGTCGCTCTAGATTTGGGCAAAATGCAGGTTCGAATCCTGCCCCTCGTACCAATCTTATTATATGTAAATCGTTGATATTCAACCAATTATTTTTGTTGACTATTTATCAAACTATTGTATATTAAACCTATGACAAACAAAACCTCAAACTGGGAAGCTCCTAAGTGGACTCCTTACTATACCAAGATGATCTTTGGTGAGCGTAGGGCTTACATTATGGATGCTCGAATCCGTGAAGCAACCAAACAGAACACATACAGCTTGCAGGATCTTTACAGGATCAGCAAGGCTTTTAATGTGGCCTTCAAGCTCGTTCCAGAGCCTAGTGAATTTCCAACGGAGATTTCAGCGGCTTAATTTATTGGGCTTGTAGCTCAACGGTTAGAGCAGAGGACTCATAATCCTTTGGTTATAGGTTCGAATCCTATCAGGCCCAAGACTTTCGGATCGTTAGCTCAATTGGTAGAGCAGTTGGCTTTTAACCAATAGGTTGTAGGTTCGAGTCCTACACGATCCAAAAAAGTTTAAGAAAACCCTTGACAAAAAAGCAAAACCTGTTAAACTAAAAACAATGAAACAAACTTATGACATTATTAAGGATAGCCACCTTGTCGCACCCACTTATCATTGGATGCTTAATGGCTATGCAAAACATACAGAATTGACAGAAGAAGATATTAAGGCATACTTCAAAGCAAGAGCAGAAAACAAAAGGAGAATCAGAAAAAATGAGACAAATCAAATTATATAAACAAAACCTCGGCGCTCATTGGGTTATTGGAATTAAAGGTTCCAAGGATAAAATCGAGCAGTTCCATAATCGTGTCTATAATTGGGGTGGAACAAACGGCGAGCTTCAATGGATGGCAGATGACTTTGCTTATTTCTGGATTACCTTTGAGAAGTTGGAGCGAGTGATGTTTAAGTATGTTATGAATGGTATGACAGATAAGTTTGGTTTGAAATTCCGCAATCGTAAAGGTGGAATGAAAGAAGTTGTTATGAATCGTGTGCGGAATACAATCAGCAAGATTCCTGTTGAGAATTTTGTTCGCACCGCACAGATCGAACCAACTTATACGCTTGGAGAAGTTTCGGCTGAAAAGTTAGATACTGACAGCTAAAACAATCCGCCTAGTAGCCCAATGGCAGAGGCAAACGACTTAAAATCGTTATAGTGTCAGTTCGAGTCTGACCTAGGCGACCATCGCTTTCATAGCTCAATTGGATAGAGCAACGGATTTCTAATCCGTAGGTTGCAGGTTCGATCCCTGCTGAAAGCGAGAATTTTTCCCAAAAGATTTTTTCTTATGTAAAGTTTCTATGTGAGATGGTTTGAAAGAAATTTTTGGTGGATTTTTCTTGTTATGATTTGTGGGAGTATATCGTGGGGAGTATTGATAGAGCTTTCGAAAATTATAATTACACATCTAAAATAACTTTTCCCAATAATTATCATAGCATAAATAAAATATTGAAATAATCTACATGCTACTGTAAAATAGTATATATGAAGCCCGAGAATAGAATCAGCAAGATATTAGAGAAAAGAGTTCTCAAAGACGAAGATCCTAAACTCATTGCTCAAATAGAAAAATATTTGGCAGAGTTGGAAGTTGTTTTCGTTAAGTGGGCTAAAGCGCATCCCAATTGGAAAGAATCAGAAGAATAATTTAACTTTTGTAAGCCTTTGATTATCAAGTAGTTACATCGGCGGGGACTCTCGCCGCGTAAGTCGTTGATAGTCAACGAGATATTTTTCTTGCAGTAAAACGAAGTTATGGTATGATTATCTTATGAACAAAATCAAAAATGCAATCGTATATGCAGTCACCTACATCAAGTATCTTGTCCTATTTATTTTGGGACAGAGGTATCTAATCGAATACAAACCCTACGGCGGTGAACAGGTTTTCACCTACATCATCAGCAAGCCTAGTTCTTTTAGGACGAGTAAGGCTGGCAACAAACTCTTTACGAGCTTTTGCTTCTCTGGTCGTATGGATTCTGGCGTGCGTCAGTTCCGTTATGATCGGATCGCTGGAGGTCTCTCGCCAGTTTAACAACAGAGAGATACTTATAGAAAGGGCGAGGAGTAAAATCCTCGCCTTTTTTATTTGACAAAATAGTAATTTATTATAGGATAGTGGAAGTTCTTTCCGCAAGGAGTGAGGATGACTTCCTCCATAAGAGCCCTTGAAGCCCCAATGCCCAGAGTCTGAGGCAATTAAAGGTGGGAATATATTCTCTTTGATTCTAGAGCAGAGAGAGCGGAAGAATTATTTATTACGCCAGCCGTTTCTGTGATTGAAGTTCCAATCTAATAGAGCCCATTCAAAACCAACATCGTGTCCAGCTTTCTCACTTTCAAGCCATTTATGTTTTAATATCTCTTCTCGTTCTTTGAGGAATTGTTTATATAATGCAGATGATTCTAATAGACCGCTGACTTTTGAGTTCATATCTAAATTCTAAATTAGATTACACAAAATAGCAAATAATAATTGCTAAATAGCTAAATACTTAATATAATAATACTACATATTGGGGCTATCGTCTAATGGTTAGGACTCCTCGCTTTCAATGAGGGTGTATCGGTTCGAATCCGTTTAGCCCTAAGTCTTTTAGTATCAAGCACTTACAGAAGCGGGGTCCCTGCGGTTCTAAATCGTTGATATTCAATGAGATTCTTTTGTAGACAAAAAGATAATTTCTGATATATTTAAACTATGAAAGTTAACGAAATCATCACAGAAAAATTCATTGAAGCCCTCAACAAAGGCGTTTGCCCTTGGCAGAAACCTTGGAAAGTTTTTGATCTTTGCAACGGCGTTTCCAAAAAGAATTATCGGGGCATCAATCAGTTTTTGCTTCGGATGGTTTCATCGGATGATTTTTTCTTTACCTTTAATCAGATTAAAGAACTTGGCGGAAAGATCAAAACTGGGGCAAAGTCGCATATGGTAGTTTATTACAAACTATTGAAGTCTGAGAAAGACAATGAAACCAAAAGCTTTCCGATGATGCGTTATTACAGAGTCTTTGGTTTGAGCGATGTCGAGGGGCTAAAGTGGAAACAGCCCGAAGTTAAGAAGCTGGAATTTTCTCCAGTAGAAGAAGCAGAGAAGTTGATAAACAAGTGCATTATCAAGATCAAGTATGGTGGAAGCCGTGCCTGCTATTACCCGCAGGAACATAAGATTGATCTGCCCGAGAAAGAAAACTTCAACAGCGTTGAGGAGTATTATTCCACAGCGTTTCACGAAATTGGTCACGCTATGCACAAGGCAACCAATGATGATATCAAAAATGGATTTGGTTCAGAGAATTATAGCAAAGAGGAATTGACCGCAGAGATTTTTGCGAGTCTTTGTCTTAACTTTTGTGGGATTGATTCTGAAAAATGTTTCAACAATTCTGCGAGCTATCTTTCGAGTTGGCTCCAAGTTTTGAAAAAAGATATGAACTTTATTATTTCGGCTTCGAGCAAAGCTCAAAAAAGATTTGACGCTTTCCTTGGTAAAAAAGAAACCGAAGAGATTCCAGAAGAAGAAACTGTAACTGCTTAAGTCTCAACAACTTAGGCAAGCGGGGCCCTTACGGTTGTAAGTCATTGATACTCAACGAGATTTAACTGCAAAAAAAACTTGTCACAAGAAAAAAAACTGATAAAGTAATTTTATGTTCAAAAACAAAAAGCAAGCCGAAGCTATTGTCGGCACACTATCTAAACCCTCGAAGATGCCAGGTTATGCTTATTCAACGCCAGCGAAGCGTTGCATTATCGGGCAAAAAATGCGTCAGGTTGCGGGAAGCATTTGTGCTTTCTGCTATGCTCTTAAAGGGCGTTATGTTTTCCCCAATGTTCAAGCTGCGATGGAAAAGCGTTTTGCTTCTCTTACTCACGATCTTTGGGTGGATGCGATGACTTACCTTATTGGTAAAGCAAACAACCCTCACTTCCGTTGGCACGATTCGGGAGATTTGCAAGGTATTTGGCATCTCGAAAAGATTGTCAAAGTTGCAAAGAATCTTCCGCATATTTCTTTTTGGTTGCCTACTCGTGAATACTCTTTCGTTTCAGAGTATATAGCCAAGGGCGGTGAAGTTCCTTTTAATCTTACCATCCGTCTCTCTGCTCTTATGATGAATGGCCCCGCACCGGTTGGGTTAGCAGAACGCCTTGGCCTTTGTGTTAGCGGTGCGAGCAACAAGGGAGAATTTAATTGCCCTTCATCGAAACAAGGAAACAAGTGCGGTTCGTGCCGTGCATGCTGGCATAAGAATGAGTTTGCAATTAACTACAAAAAGCATTAAGATGTCGTCTTATGCTTTTAACAATTCTAACCTCGGCGATAATTCTAACATTAATCCTAAACAAACAAAAATGAACATCGAAAAACTATTAAACGAAAATCTTGAAACTTTTTATCCGTGGAGCGATAACGATAATCCTCCTCTAGATTCAAACAAAACTTTTTTGCAAAAAGAAAGAGAGATAGATGAATTTTTTGAGGGTTGGCGAGCGTCTATGTAAAACTTAATCTTCGTAAGTCTTTTGTAGTCAGGGACTTACGAGGGCGCCCTCCCCGCCGCCGTAAGTCGTTGATAGTTAACTACTTACGCTTACGCTCCCAAAGCCAGAGGCCAAAGTTAATAAGGGTTTCTAATAGAGCTAGAGCAAGGAAAAAAATTCCAAGTCCAGCGATTGCGAGTATATATTTTTCAATCATAATTATTCTCCACAAATTTCTGGATCACCAGCCCAACCGAAGTCTTCCATCTGGTAGCACCCGCCACCATAGTCTTCGTCTGTGCCGTGACCTGCAGAAGCCATAGCAGAATCGAAGTCGCCATCCATCGATTCGTCCACATCCGAGAGGTTAGATTGAGAAGATGCGAGGATGCGCTCGTCATCACGCGTCATCTCGTTAAGGATGTCGCGCACATCTAACCGAGTCAGCATGTGCTGGTTCATCCACTCCTTGAGAGAGGCTTTGTAGTCCATGTTATTTGACCTCCATTGCATTCTGACAGGTGAGGCGAAAAGGAACAGCCTTAGCGCCAAAGAAGTTGGTGACCTCGGTATCCCTCTCATCGTAAGAGGGAGCCATCTTGTCGAGCATCTCGTTGATGGCATCAGCGGAGTTGATGTAATCGAAGAATGCTTCCGCATCAGCAAAGGCTTCGGTGCAGTTAATCGAGGCTAGGTAGGATATGTCGTTTTGGTTCATATAGGTAATGTATCACAGATTACGATTCTGTCAAAGATTTTCTGCAAGAATATTCCATTGAATGACAACGCCTTACAAAAGTTGCTGGTTTTATTTCTGAAATTATTTGATCTGCCAATGCTTCTGCGTGAGAGTTCCAATCACCTTGAGCAAAAGATGATTCGAGATTCGTGGCGAGTGCGAGAGATAAAGCCCTGCGAAACTTTGCTGGTTCGGCATAAAAGTAAAACGCTTTTCCGCTTCCACGATCTTGTAATTTATAATTGGTTCCGCCGAAATTGTAAATTGCATTATAGAATCTTTCAGCAGATGGGAAATCTGCTTCGATTAAATAGGCGAGGTTAGGGCCAAAAGGTTCCATAAAGATTTTTATTTTATTCTGCATAAAAAGAGAATAGCAAAAATTTTCTTTTTGTCAAGCTTATGTAAGTCGTTGATAGTCAAGGACTTGCGCGGGGGGCTTCCCTTCGTCTGTAAGTCGTTGATGCTTAGAGACTTACAATAGGTCTCGGAGATTCAAGCAACTCGCAGAAACATAGTAGAAAAATCTTTCACGCAAAAAGTTTTTCTTTTCGCCGTGAGAAACTGCGAGACGAAAAGTTTTTTTATTTATTTGGAAAAGAATCTTTTTCATTTTTTTAGACTCCTTCTGCTTTGGCGATGTCTCTGCCAATTTCAACCGAGAGGTTGAGTTGATCCAAGAGATGTTTATTCGTTGCGAGTTTCGTGATGGTCACAGCGTTTTCGGTTGCCCAATCCCAGCGAGAGGAATATCCTGCACCTTGGCTAACGCTGATTTTGATGAAGGTGTTTTCGTCTTTCACATAAAGGATTTCTTCGGGCTGAAGCCAAGGAGTTTTCGTCCTGTCATTGGTCAAGAGGTAGAAGGTTCCGATTTCGGGTTGCATTGTTTTGTTCTTATCTTTCATACTTTTATCCTATCAGATTTTTTGATTTTGTCAACTTTTATTTCTTATTGAGCATCAACGGCTTGAATACCCTTGCGAAGATAAATGGTAGTCCATTTACCCTTATCAGGGCCATCCATAATTTCAGCGGTTGCGGTTCTTGTTTTCCAACCAATCGTAGAAGGGAATATTTTGACTAGCATTCCTTCGTAGATGTAGAGGTCTTTGTTTTCGTATAGTTCGGGATTTATTGTTATCATTTTTTTATCCTTTCTTAAGAGTTTCGATTTCGTCCATTTTGACGATGATTTTTTCCATCCGTTTTGCGGAATCTTGATAGCCTTTGGAAATTTCCTCAAGGCGTTTGATTGTTTCATTGATGTCGAATTTGATTTTGATTTTTGTTTTCATTTTTTTTCTTCTTTCTTTCTACCTTTAATCTATCACATTTTTCATTTTTCGCAAGAAAAATCTTCATTTAAATTTCATTGACCATCAACGAGTTACAACGCAAGGGAGGCCCTCCGTTCAAGTAGTTGATAGTCAACGCTTTCGGTTTTCTGCGTTTAAGACTCAAAGTTGAAAAGATCAGACATTGATCTTTTGCATTCCATCAGGTTTTGTTCCAAGATCAGCATTCGCAAGTGATTGATTATTAGGCACTTATAAAGACAGCCCCCCCGCCCCACGTAAGTCGTTGATACTGAACAACTTACGGAGGCTGCTTTTAGAATGGTGTGATTTTTATTTTTAGAGATTCTTCTAAAGTTTTTTTGGAGGGTTTAAAGAAGATGACTTTGTCGTTTATTTTTTCGACTGAAACTTTTTCTGGCAGAGATGCAAAGTCTCCTTCGTCATCTGTTGCAACGATCAGAGCTTTTCCAGCGAAAGGTTGCGAAGCGATGCCAAACTTAAAGTATGCTTGGTTCTCGCTGTCTTTTAGCAAGCCTTCGTCATCTAGAATCATATCAATTCCATTTGCAAGGCCTGTCATAGTTATCACATCGCATCCCAAGAGTGCGTAGATAGTTTGGATTTTAGTGTCTACCATCTTAACCTCTATGATGGTTTCGGTGAATGGATCGATGAGGATCGCTCGTTTGATTGGATTATTGTTTGTCATATCTTTAGCTTATCATACCTTTCGTTGTTGTCAAGTCTTACAAGCGGTAAAACTTGTGATTCTTAATTACTGCGACAGTCTGCTCTCCTCTTGACCACTTGGGCGACACTTGGAAGGTGTGGTAGTGGTTCGCACCCTGCACAACATCGGGCATTCGTTTCTCTGCTACAAGTTTAGCGAGACGGATGGCGTTGGGTGCTTGAGGGTTCTTTAGAAGCTCCTGCTTCTTCGCCTCACTCACTCCACCATTCCAGAAGCTGAATTGCTTTGGTGCAAGGCAGACTTGTGTGGGCGTTTGCTTTCGCTCGATGGCTCGTGTCTGAATGACAGACGCAACACCCGCCATTCCCTCAAAGCCTTCGCCTCGTGCTTCGCCAAGGATGGTCAAAGCTATAACAAGAATCTCTGCGGTCATTTTAGTCTCTCCCCGCACTGATCGCACCGCAGTAGTCAGAGGGTTTCTCTGCGGTGATGCTTCCAAGGTTAAAGACATCGGTGCTGATGCTGGTGCGAAGGAATCGCCCATCTTTAATCGCATCGAACTTGTCTTGGGCTTTCTGCCTTGCAAGGGCGAGCAACCCACCCTTCATCCCTTTAGCTTTGATCTTATTGCATAGAGCATAGAGAGCCACTTTAGTCATCGCTTCTAGCACGGCTTCTGGCTGTGCGTAGAAGTAGAACGCCTTGCCGTTGCCCATATCGTGCAACTCGCCATTGGTTGCACTATGGTTATACATAGCGTTGTGGAAGTTTTCGATCTGGCTCTTGTTGCCTTCCAAGAGGAAAGCGGTAGTGTTGCCGAAGGTTTGTTTGGTGATGGTGATTTGGTTTTTCATATAGCTTATATTGCTTTCTGGTTTGATTTTCGTCAAGGGTTATTTGGTTTCGCCCATATACTTTTTGTGGGCTTCATCCTTCTTCGCTTGGGCTTCTGCCACGATGTTGTCGAGGCGTTGGGCAGAGGCTTTGTAGCCTTCTGCGATAGCGTTGAGTCTGCGGATGGTTTCGTCTAGGTTGAACTTGTTTGCTTTAACTTTCATACTCTTAATCTATCACACTATTACGATTTGTCAAGCGATGCTAGGCTTTTTATTGCATTTAAATTTCATTGATTATCAACGACTTACAGAACATAGCTAAAAAATTTTAAGATATATACCCCCATTTTTGAAAATCGTTAAACCATTTCTAGCTCAACATGGCCGTGGGGGTATTAACATCATTCTCCCCAACTATATAATACTATTTATCCATATATTCTTATCTATACCCCCTTTTTCTAAATCTATAAAAAAGAATTTAAATTCATTTATCTCTTAAGGTAAAAAAATCCCGGCGGCTATTTTTGTTATAAACCCCTTTTAATATGCTTGTTTTTAATATAAAAGTATAGTATAGTAGTAATATTATGATTAGCTTAGTAGTTAATCTTGTTTTAACTTATTTTGCATTTAAGTTTGTTTTATGGTTATATGGTTTCTTTAAAGATAAGGATGAATCACAATTATTGATTATTAATAAATCTGACGAAAAAATTGACCCCAAGCCTTTAGATTTACCGCCCGACCCCAAAATTAACCTATCATTAGATAACATAAATAAGATAAAAGATACTAATTTCAAGAATCTCCTAGTTAAACATAAACCAAAAAGAAAGAATCACCTAGTAGTTAGTGTAAATTATGTGTGAATATATTTAATGGCTTATTAGGATTAAGCGCCCTTTTTGTAGCAGCTTGTGGTGGATTCTTCTCGGTTAAAGGCATAGGGTTGCTGTTCTCTGGTAGTTTTTGGGCCACAATAGTAATGGCTAGTAGTCTTGAATTTGGTAAGATAATGGCTACAAGCTTTCTTTATAGATACTGGAATAAAATCAATAAATTATTAAAAGTTTATTTAATTAGCGCCGTTGTTATACTTATGGGCATAACTAGCCTTGGAGTCTTTGGTTTTCTTTCCCAAGCCTTTTATGCAACAAAAGCTAATATAGATTCAATAGAGTCGCAGGTTTCTCTTCTAGAAGCAAAGAAGAACTCCTTAAGTACTCAAATATCTAGTAATACAGAAAGAATTAAAACTCTTATAGACACAAGAAAAGAACAAGAATCTAATCTAAGTAAAGCCCTTAATCAATCTACAACGACTACGGTTACAAAATCTAGCGGACTCTTTGGCGGTGATAAGCAAGAAACAGTAATAGATAAGAGATCAGTAGAATTAAAAAGCCAAACTTTGAATACTATGCAAGGAAATATAACAAATCTAGAGTCTAATATAGAAAAAATTAATAATATTAATAACAATTTAAATTCAGAGATAAATAACCTAGATAATCAAATAATAGAATTAAAAAGACAAGTAATTAGTTCAGATATAGGTACTTATAAATTTATAGCCGAAGCCTTTAATGTTCCCATCGAGACTGTAGTTAAATGGTTTATATTATTTATAGTAGTAGTATTTGATCCTCTAGCGGTCTGTCTCGTGTTAGCTTATAATATAGCTTCTAATAGAAAACCAAATGAGACAATTGTAGAAAAGATCGTTGAGGTTGAAAAACCTATAGAAAAAATAGTAGAAAAACCAATTAAAATTATAGAAAGAATATACTCCAACTATAAGCGTGGCACTAAAAAAGCCCACAATCCAGATCTTGCAGATCCAAATTTAAAATGTAATTTAGACTAAAGCGTAACCCTTTTTGAATTTTAGATTTAATTCAAAAGAGTTTACGGCTTGACCACGATCAAATCTTTTAATAAAGTTAGTTCCAATCTTTGGCATCTCTGCTACGAACATCTTTTTATCCATCTCAAGAGTAACTTGAGTTGGTAGAACGGATACATTAGTAATCTTTTTCCTCATTTTACTTTTTATAGCTCTAGCTATAGCGCAATTTTGAGGATTAGCTTTTTCTCCTTCTAATATATTCTGATTTGTTACTTTTATCGTTTGCTTCATTTCATATCTCCCATTTGATTTATAGTATATTCATAATTGTCAGAATCTTCTGTTACCCACTTAGGACAGTTTTCGACAGTATAAATATGACTATTAACTTGCCTTTGAATAAGATTTTGCCCTTGTTTAGTTACAAAATTAGGATCATATAATCTTAATCTATTATTAGGTTGTATTGCATAGTTTCCATTATCTAATTGTAATACATGACCACATTTATGTTGGCCTGGATTTTCACTAAATCCAAAATTTAATTCATTAAAATCACTATGCGCCCAATCTAAAGTAAATAAATATGTACCAAAATATTCTTGACCATTCCTAGCAAGGAACTTTAGTTTTTTATTTTGTAGTATAGAAAATTTAGTTACAGCTACGTGATAACTAAAACTATCCCAAAGTTCTAATTCATGTAGATCTTGTTCTGGAGTTCCTTCTTTAGAGGTAAATGCACTAATAGGTGCATGCCACCAGATTCCACCATCTTCCATAATAAAATTAAAAAGTGGAACTTGCCCAGGCAAAGATGTGACACCAAAAACTAGAGCTTGAAAGTATTTGTCATGGCTATCTTTTTGATCTCGGAGATAGTTTCCTCTTACATAACATTCTATGGGAGGTATGTTTGCGTTTAGAAATGCCACAGCTAATTTATTTACACTAAATTAAAAATATGGTGTAAATTATCATGTAAGTATAATGTCTAAAAAGAATAAACGTAAACAAGAAGATAAGTCACCAGTAGTTCCTCAAAGAGATAAAATTGAAGGTTTCTTGGATATTCGTGAATTACAATGGACAGATAATCAAAAGAAATTTATAGAACTTATACAGAATAAAGAAACAAAAATAGTATTCTGTAAAGGTCCAGCAGGAACAGCCAAAAGCTTGTTATCTGTATATTCTGCTTTAAGATCTTTAAATGATAAAAAAATAGGTGAAATATTTTACATTCGTAATCCAGTTGAAAGTTCTACTCATAATTTAGGTTTCCTTAAAGGTGACTTACATAGCAAATTAGATCCTTATTTGCAACCATTAATGGATAAATTACATGAATTATTACCAAAAAGTCAAGTAGAAAGATTATTAAAAGAAGAGAGAGTAAAAGGTTTACCAGTAGGATTTTTAAGAGGTTTAAGTATAAATGCTAGTTATATTATATGTGACGAAGCTCAAAATTTAAGTATACATGACCTTTTATTAATTACTACAAGAATGGGAAGATTTAGTAAATTAATATTAATTGGAGATATACGTCAATCAGATATTAAAAATAGTGGATTTGAAAAGATATATAATCTATTCGATGATAAGAAAAGCGCAGATAAAGGAATAGTTACTTTCAAATTTGGCACAGATGATATTATGCGAAATGATATTTTAGCTTATATTATTGAGAAATTTGAACAACTAAAATAGTTGATATTTTAATTAAATTAAAGTATAATTAGTATTATGCTTAAAATATATTGTACAGAATGTGGTAATCCAACTACTTATACTTCCGCTAAACCTAAATTTTGTAGTTCATGCGGAACACCATTTGACAAGTTAATTGTTAATAAAGTTTTATTACAAAAACCTACAGCAGATCAACCAAAAACACCAAAAAGAATCTTACCAAAACTAGAAAGAAAAGCTGAAGTTGAAGATTATGATGACGAAAATGACGATGAATTTACAGATGTAAATCATGTTCCAAACATTGGTAGTCTAGATATAGAACTTCAAGAAAATCCTGTCCCTAAAAAAACAAAGATTGGAGATATTCTTGGAAGTGCAAAATCTGGAGCAAAAAGAGAAAAGATAAAAGGAAAACCTTCAACGAAGACAGATCGCAAAAAGTTTCTAGAAGACTTCAAGAGAGAAGCTGGAGCAATTCGTCCATCCTCAAGAGGAAGACAAGATGGCTAAAAAGCCCTCATTCGAAAGCTTAATTGACGTAATAAATTCCGAAATAATTAAAAGAAAAAGTAAGTGGAATTTAACAGCGATAAACTGGATGGATTTTAGTGATGTATCTCAGATACTAAGAATACATATTTATAAAAAATGGCATCTTTATGATCATAAAAAACCATTAGCCCCTTGGGTTAATCGTATTATCAGTAACCAAATTAAAAATTTAATAAGAAATAATTATAGTAATTTTACTCGCCCATGTCTTAAATGTGCAGCAGCAGAGAGCGAAGAAGGCTGTTCAATTTACGGACAGCAATGTAATGCGTGTCCTCTATACGCTAATTGGGAAAGAAGTAAGAAAAGCGCGCACGATACAAAGTTGACACTTAGCATAGAGAATCACTCTCAAGAAATCAATGATATGCCAACTAATAATTTTAATATGGAAGAAACTGCTCAGAATATACATAAGAAGATGGAGAAAGTTTTAAAACCGATTGAATGGAAAGTTTATAAATATTTATATATTGAAGGTAAAGATGAAGAGCAAACTGCAAAATTAATGGGTTATAGAACAAGTGAGAAGAATAGAATTGCTGGATATAAACAAATTAAAAATATAAAAAAGATAATTATAGTTAAAGTAAAAAAACATTTATATAATGGCGATATAGATATTCATTAATATGAACGATAATTTACCAACTCTAACTAAAGAACAAGAATTAAAACTTTTAACGGAATGGAATAATCGTCCAGATAATCCGCCATCACTTGTAGAATTAGTAAGATTAGCTTTTAATAGAGACGATTTAGACGGAAGAAGCAAAGAGGGCAAAGCAGTTAAAGAATTTTTAGCTTCAAGACAAATAAAACCAAAGAAGAGTCACGAATATCAAGCAAAAGGATTAATTGAATTAAATCTAGAACAAAAAGAATACATCGGTAATAATTGTTCAACAATGACTGGATTAGAGATCGCTAAAATTTTATTTAAAAACGAAGAACTCACTAATCTTTCTCAAGAAACCCGTAGCGTTTTAGAATACATTAAAACATTACCAACAAATATAAAATATAATAATCAAGAAAATGAAAATCTTTCTACAGAAGAATATCGTCCACCAAAAAGTGAAGATAGAATGATAGCAAAGATTAATAGATACATTATGGATGGAGTTGATAAAAATAAATTAACTCATAAACATAAAAAAGATATCTCTTCACTAATAGGATATATGAATACTTTTAGATTTATTCATCAGATTAATTTGTACAGCGATGAAAGAGATCGAGAACTTTTTGAAAGCAGTTTTGTTCGTTATACCTATGATAAAAGTGATCTAACTCAAGAAGAGGTGGATCAATATATTGTTCTGTCTACAGAAGTTGTGATTTCATCAAATATTCAACAAACAATTAATGCGCTTCAAAATCAAATTGATATTTCTATGGAAGCTGACGGAAAGATACCAATGGCTGTTGTTGAAGCTAGTAATACTGCACGTAAAGAATATAATGACTGTGTTAATCGCCAACAAAAACTTCTTAATGATCTTAAAGTAAAAAGAAGCGAGAGATTGAGCAAGCAAGTCAAAGAAACTGCTTCGATTATCAATCTCGTGCAAATGTGGAAAGAAGAAGAAAGCAGAGCTAAACTTCTAAAGATGGCAGAGATGCGAAAACAAGTTGTTGAAAAAGAAATCGATAGACTTACTACAATGGATGAATTAAAATGCAAGATATTAGGCATATCTAAAGATGAGATTTTAAATGGATGAGCGTAATATGTAAAGTAGATGGTAAGGAATTTAAAGATGAAAAAAGTCTTCATCTTGCGCTTAAAGGCTATGGTTTAAATAAAGTAAAATACTATCAAACTTATTATGAGCGTCGCGATCTACTTACAAATGAATTAATAAATTTTAAAACTAAAGAACAGTATCTTAATAGCGATTTTAATGATAAAAATAATATGAAAAAATGGCTGAAAGAACAGCCAACAGAAAGATCAAGAGAATATTGCAAGGAATTATTAATTAAAAGAAAAGAATCAAAAAATTTAATATATTCTCCGACTCAAGTAGAGCTAAGAACAATAATGGCGCCATCAATCATATTTTATAATAAAATATTTAAAGATTATTACAATGTCTGTTCTTCGATTGGATTAGAAAATAAATTTATTCATCCTAATTTAATTGGAGATAATTTTAAAAATAGATTGACACAAAAAGATATAATTTATGTAGACACAAGAGAACAAAGTTGGCTTAAATTTAACACACCATTTGAAATTAAGACCTTATCATTTGGAGATTATGCCTGTTCAAATGATAATTGTGGATGTTTTATAGAAAGAAAAAGTCTTAGCGATTTCATAAGCACACTAAGCGTTAAGAACTATGATCGTTTTAAAAATGAAATAGAAAAAGCCAGAAAGAATAATTCTTATGTTATTGTTATGGTAGAAGAAGTACTTACGAATGCCTTAAGTTTTCAATATCTTCCTCATATAAGTAAAAAAATAAAAGCAACCCCAGAGTACATATTTCATAATGTAAGAGAACTTTTACAAAGCTATGATAATTTACAATTTTTATTTGTTGATGGTAGAAAAGAGATGACTAGATTAATCGAGGCTATATTTGCTAGTAAATGTTTTTATAAAAAAATAGATTTACAACTAGCATATGATATGAAAATTATATGATCTTTTGTCCAGAGAAATATTTTAAAGAAATTAAAGATGTTAATGCAGAATTATCTGAATTAAAAGGATTTCTTAATGATAGGGAAGCAAAAATTAGTTTAGCTAAGTTTTTAAGAGCTAATATTGGGTTTACAGTTGAATTAATTAGTGGAGTTAAACTTGCGGCTTATCAGGAGATTCATCTTAAAGCTATGATGAACAGAAATTTTAATATGTGCGTATTTGGTCGTGGTTGTGGAAAATCCTTTATGGCCGCAGTATTTTGTTTTCTTCAATGTATATTTGAACCAAACACGAAAATTCTTATAGCTGGTCCAACATTTAGAACTGCAAGATTTATTTTTAATAATTTAGAAAAAATCGTACAAAGTCCTGGAGCAGAATTACTTTCTCAATGTTTTGGAGCGAAAGCAAAAAGAAATGATCAATTTGAATGGCAAATTAATAATGGAAGCATTGTCGCAATTCCTCTTAATGGAGAAAAAATTCGAGGTTTTCGAGCAAATATTCTTGTGCTTGACGAGTTTCTTTTATTACCAGAAGAAATTATTAAGAACGTATTAATGCCATTCTTAGTTGCTCCACAGAATATGAAAGAAAGAATGGAGATCCGTGAGTTTGAAGATAAATTGATATCAGAAGGAGTAATGCAAGAAAAAGATAGAATGGTTTTTGAAAATACAAGTAAAATGATAGCTCTTTCATCTGCAAGTTATACATTCGAAAATCTTTATAAAACTTATAATGAATGGTGTGAAAAAATAAATAGTCAAGAAAAGGGAGAAGCAACTTATTTTGTTAGCCAAATGAGTTACGAGGCTTTACCAGAAGAAATGATAGATAAAACAATTATTGAAGAAGCCCAAGCTGGTGGATCAAGTCATAGTGGATTTTTAAGAGAATATTGCGCTCAATTCACCGATGGAAGTGATAGCTATTTTAATGCTAAAAAGATGGAAGAATGTACATTAAAAACTGGAGAAAAGCCCCACACATTAATGCGAGGAGATCCGAAGAAAAAATATATTCTTGGAATCGATCCTAACATGAGTGATAGTCCAAATGCAGATTATTTTGCTATGGCTGTTATGGAATATGACGAAGAGAGAAAACAAGGAGTTTTAGTTCATACATATGCTGGTCTAGGTAATCTTAAAAATCATGTTAATTATCTATATTACATAATGAAAAATTTTAATATTGTTTTCATGATTATTGATAATGCTGGTGCTGATACATTTTTATCCGCATGCAATGAATCTAATTTATTTAAACAAGATAGAATTGAAATTAAGACATTAGATTTCGATTCAGATCTTGAAGGTGCAGATTACGATATGATGGTTAGAAACATAAAGAATCAATATAATTTGGAAAATAAAAGAATTGCATTTAATCAAGTTTTTACCAGCAGTTTTATTCGTAAGGCGAATGAGTATCTTCAAGCATGTATTGATTATAAAAGAGTATGGTTTGCTAGTCGTACAGCCTCAGATGAAGCATCATTTAATGAAACAATAGCATTAAATGTTCCCTTAGAATTGATGAAAACAGATGATAAGAAAGATTGGACAGTATTAGATTTTATTGAGAATCAAGATGATTTTATATATCAAACGAAAAAACAATGCGTTTTAATAGAACATTCTACCACTAGTCGAGGAACCCAAAGCTTTGACTTACCTCAACATTTAAAGAGAAGCGCTTCTGCTAATAAAGCTAGAAAAGATAATTATTCCGCATTTATGTTAGCGAATTGGGCTGTAAAGTGCTATAATGATATAATGACAACTCAAATAGTTGAAGTACAACCTACTTTTTCGCCTATTATGATCAGATAATGTGTAATATTTACAAGTAAAATGTCCAAAAAATCAAAAAAACAAGAAAAAATTACTAAAAGTAACGAAATTCAACCTCTTATGGTTTCGGATGCGTCTACAAATTATCAGATACAAGCTGCTGTAGCTGGTTCAGACTCGGGCGATTCCTCTCATACTCAAACTAGGAGAAATGCTGCCGCAGATATTACTAGAACTAATAGATATAAAAATATTGATGATGGATTAATTCCTTTTAGATATTCCACTGGCATATCGAATGGCTCGAATATGAATGTTCGAGACGCAGTTATCTTATGTCAAAAATGTTACTATAATTTCGCTATATTCAGAAATACCATTGATCTAATGACAGAGTTTTCTTGTAGTGATATTTATTTTAAAGGCGGTAGTCAAAAGAGTAGAGATTTTTTTAGCGCATGGTTAAAGAAGATTAACATGTTTGATCTTCAAGATCAATTTTTTAGAGAATATTATCGTAGCGGAAATGTATTTATATATCGTTTTGATACGAAGATTCAACCAGAAGACGTAAGTAAAATTACTCAGACTTTTGGTTTATCTTCAAAAGCTGCAAATATTATGCTACCAGCAAGATACAACATAATTAATCCTGCAGACGTTCAAATTGGCGGAACAATTAATTTTTCCGTTGGAAGATATTATAAAATTTTAACAGATTATGAACTTGAAAGATTGAAGGCTCCAAAAACCGAAGAAGATCTTGAAGTATTAAAGAGTCTACCTCCAGAAACTCAAAAACTTATTACAAAAACTAGAGTTGGAATTCTAACTCTTCCTCTTGACCGCAATAGGCTTTGCGCTGTATTTTATAAGAAACAAGATTACGAACCATTTGCGGTTCCTATGGGCTTTCCAGTACTCGAAGATATTAATTGGAAAGCAGAAATGAAAAAGATGGACATGGCCGTAGCGCGTTCATTACAGCAAATTATTCTATTAGTCACGATGGGCACAGAACCAGAGAAGGGCGGAATTAATCAGAAGAATTTAGAGGCAATGCAATCATTATTTACGAATCAAAGCGTTGGTCGTGTTCTTATTGCAGATTATACAACTAAAGCAGAATTTATTATTCCAAACATAGGTAATCTAATGGGCCCAGAAAAATATCAGATCGTTGATCGCGATATTCAAATTGGTTTAAATAATATCTTAATCGGAAATGAAAAATTTGCGAATGAAAGCATAAAAGTACAAGTATTTATTGAAAGACTAAAACAAGCTCGCGAATCTTTTATAAATAATTTCTTATATCCAGAGATTCGTAGAATTAGTAAAGAACTTGGATTTAAAAATTATCCAACACCTTATTTTGAAGATATTGATTTAAAAGATGATATTCAATATTCAAGAGTATATACAAGATTGATAGAGCTAGGAATTTTAACTCCAGAAGAAGGAATTACAGCAATTGAAACCGGTAAACTTCCAGATCCAGAAAGTTCAGTCCAATCTCAACAAAAACTTAGAGAATTAAAAGATCAAGGATATTATCAACCACTTATTGGTGGCGCAAAAATGGGTGAGCCTGGTAGACCAGCTGGATCTACTGGAATTCCTCAAACAACTAAAAATGTTAAACCAGTTGGTGAGGGAAGACAGGCTAGAGCCGCACTATTTGATATAGAGAAAATTAAAGATAATTTTATTCTTGCATCAAGATTACAAGAAAAGGTTGAAGCTTCTCTTAGGGAAAAGCATTCTTTAAGAAAATTATCAAAACAACAAAAAGATGTTGCATTTGAAATAGTTAAAATTATTGCTTCAAATGAATCTCCAGAGAATTGGGAAAATGTTATAGCAGAATATTTAACAAATCCTAAAGATAAAAATCCAAATACAATAAATGAAATTGAAAGTATTGCCGTGGAACATAGCATTGATAGTTATGTAGCAAGTATTCTTTATCATAGTAAAAAGATTGAGGATATAAAAAATGGCTGACAATCTAATTAGATTAAAACAAATAAATAGAAATGAACTTGACGCGGCTATTAGCGGAACAGTCAATAATTTACCAATTACAGGATTAGCTAATGTTTATAATGAATTTTTAAATCTATATGCTCCAGGAGATTCATTTAAATTAATACATCTAACTTCTTTAAAGACCCAGTTTGAAAAACAAGTTGATACCACAGGAATAAGAAATAATAGTGTTATAAATATAATTGGTACAAATGGTTCTGACAAAAATTATACGTATACAAGTAAAAGTTATCTGTTAGCATCTGGGATAATAACGCCTTCAAGAGGTATAAACTTAACATCTGGTCTATATAGTGGTTATACACTCTCTCAGATGAGAACTCATTCTACGTTTAGAAATAATTTTGTTAGAATAACTGGACTACAAACACCAGGCGCTGCTCAATGGGTAAAACCAAAAGTTAGATTTTTAGAAACTATAGTTAATATAGATGTTCCAAGTGGATATGGTCCAGTTATACCATTAGCATTTCAAGGACCAGGAACAAATCTTACAAATGATCCTATATTGACTTTAAGATTTAATTTTGCTGCGGATGATGCTCCTAGACTTGTAAGCGGATTTGACGGACCAAATACAGTTATGACAATAACTGGGGCAAATTACGATTTTACACAAGTAGAAAGATTTGTTTATCATGCTGGTGGAGGTGCAGAATATGGAAAAGATTATGGATTTATTAAAATTTAACATACAAGGTGAATTGACAAGGCGCGGCGGTGGAATCCCGCAGCCCAGTGGCCGGTGCATGGTTTGTTCTGGCCCAGTGGCTACCCCATGGGTTGGGGCAGCCCTGTCAGTTCATGGAGTATAAAATATTATGAGTGATCTTAGAATTCAAACATCATATCTTCAGGTCTTCAAAAGTGGAGAATTTAATAAAGCTTCATTTAATGAAGTTAATTTAAATAATGTTGATAATCTAAATCTTTCTGGAGTTGATGTAACAATACAAAATGCGACTGTAGATTTAAATAATTCTGTACTAGTAAATGCAGTTCCACAATTTGTCAATGAAGCAACGAATTTTATTATATCTGGAAATGATAATGGACGAGTCATTTTAGCTAATTCGCAGAATCAAATTACTGGAACAATTGTAAGTGGAAATGTAATTGGATTTAATACAACAATAATTCAAATAGGAGCTGGTCAAATTTTTGTTACAGGAAGCGGATTTAATGCCGCAATTCCTATATTAAGCTATAATAATCAATACAGAACAGCAGGATCAGGAGCATCAATTTCACTTCTTCACACGGGAAATAATAGATATATAATGTATGGAAATACAATATGATAATATTGCCATCTGTTTCGAGTGGAATAATTTCAAGTTCTTTTAGTCCTACGCGTATTCCAGGATTGAAACTTTGGGTTAAAGCTGATGCGGATGTAACTGTGAGTGGTGGTGTTGTTACTTCTTGGAAAGATCAGAGTGGAAATGTAAATAATTTATCTAATCAAACAGCTAATTCTGTTCTTGAGTCTAATATTATAAATGGGAATCCCGCGATTAAATTTAATTCTGGAAGACTCAGAGGAAATAATATTGTTACAGCTAAAACAATCTACGCTGTTATAAAAACTTTAGCATCTCAACCAAGTCAATACGCGGCAATTCTAGAAGCTACTGGTGGTAGCTTATATAGCGCAATTTTAGGAAATACTTGGGGATCTTACTTTAACATTGAAAGAGCAGCAAATACTACTATTGCCGCAAATACCTCAGCTATTATAGCTACACTTTCAGATAATGGAATTAATTACACATTTCGATTGAATGGGCAAATAGATAGGACTGAATCAAATGGAAGCGGTTTTTTTAGTAGATCGTTTTTATACGTTGGAAATGATAGTGGTGGTGGACAACAGGCAAATGTTTATATAAGCGAAATTCTTGTTTTTGATAATGTAATTAGCGCGCAAAATATTGCAAATTTAGAATCTTATCTTAATAATAAATATAGAATTTATTAATTTAATTTATTTTGATAATGTCATTATAAGTATATATAATATAGTGTAATCTATTATGAAGAATATGCTATTTAAATTATTTGGTCCTAATTGGCGTTCAAGTACATCTGGCATTATCACAGTTGTAGCTGTATCAACAGCTTTCGCTATTCATGGAGATAATTCGTTGGTAGCATTTTTACCAAATAAATTAGAAGAATATATTATTGGTTTTTCTAAGCTCATAGCAGTCGTAAGTGGTATAATTTTTGCTCTTACAGTAAAAGATGCTGCCGTAACTGGTGGCAAAGTAGCTCAAACAAAAGAAGCGAAAAAAAGAGTAAAGAAAGAAATAGGACATGGAGAAAATATATGAATAAATTAAACATCATTGCTGTTGCCCTTATGGGTATTTTTATAATTGGTTGCTCTACTACAAATACAGGTGGAGATAATCAAATCGGTGGAACAACTGCAGTAGAAAATGCTCTTCCTTATATTAAGCCAGCAGTTATTCTTGCTTGCACAGTTGTTCTCGAACAGGCTCTTTCTCCAGAAGATAGAGTAGAGAAAGCAAAGATGATTAATCATATAGCTACAGTTGTAGAGAGTCTTACAGTTGGTCAGACTCCAACTCCAGATCAACTCCAAAAAGCTCTTACTGATTATCTTCCAGCAGAAAAAACTCACTGGGCAAAATATATTGTAGCACTTAAAGATATATACGCCGCACAATTCGCTAAACTAAATGGAGACGCAGCTCTTGCTGTAAAAGTTCTTAATGCAATCGCCGCAGGCTGCAAAGACGCTACAGAAGAATACGTAGACTAAAGTGACGGAACTACTCGGCGCAGTTATAAGACTTGTTGGAGGAATATTTGAAGCAATTAATAATGTTTTTGGCGCAAAAAATACCAAAGAAATGAAAGAACGTCAACAAGCTCAAAAAGAAGTTGATCATCAAAGTGAAATAGAAAAAGCAGTCAAGGAGAAAAATCTTGAAGAAGTTCGCAAGCATATTGGTTCTTAATTTTTTTCTTGTTGGTTGCGCTACAATAACACCAGATAAAATACAAGACAGTACCGCATCTTACGATGCTTCTACGCCAAGTAATTATAATAAAGATAATGGTGGTTTAGTTGCTCTTATAGATAATGGAGCAGTAATTACCTCTCAAGCAAAAGAACGTTACAATAATTTAATACAAATGTATAAAGTAAAATTTAAAAAAGAAAAAGCTATTGAACTTGTCGAGAATGCTGGAATACAACCATACAAAGATCGTTATGGAAATGATTTATTTTTAATTGATAATGAGCATCTTGTTTATTTTGGAGTAATGAACTCTTGGCTAAAAGAAAAAGTCCCAGCAGATAATATCATAGATAAAACAATAGATAAAATAAATAATTAAATAAAATGGGCAGATTAATAATACCTAAAACTAGAGATTATCTATATATAGCTTCTGGAACAGGACTATCTCCGAATATTAATAGTTTAAAATTTTATGATAGTGGTTTAATTTATAATGGTAAAAAATCTTTTTATAGCGAAGATGGTCAATATGCTATTTGGTATGTAACATCCCCAGTTGGGATTTGGTTAATAGGATCTATAGCTAATATTGGAACTTTTACTGCAAATGCTTGGGGGAAAGTAGGAGCAACAGATACTGTAGCTGGATCTTATATAGCTGCTGGAGATAAAGTTGGAACTGTTACAATATCTGAATATAAAAATAAAATTTCTATTAAAAAACAAAATCTTGGTGGTGGAAAATTAAATCTTCGCCCAAGAGTATATGCATATAAAGCCACTGGCACAGGATTATCTCCAAATATAAATAATTTAAGATTTTATGATACTGGTTTGACTTATAATGGCCAAATTAGATATCAAGATGAAACAAATACATATTGGATGATATTTATTTCTATGGCTTGGATAATAGCACCAATTGGTACGACTGGTAGTTCTGGTTTATTTGTAAAATTTAGTGGAACTCCTGTAGGATCATATTCTGGTACTACTGGTTATTCTGGAACTGTTACAATATCTGCAATTTAACTATGCTTAACGATAAATCCTTAAAACTTATTTTTGATTTTGAAGTTGGTGGCGGCGAAAACTATTACAATAAATTTTTAAAAAATCCAACATGGCCAGGAGAGCAAAGCGGAGTTACAATCGGAGTAGGTTACGATACTGGATATGTAAATAAAACAGAATTCACTAATGATTGGAAAGATCTTCCTAAAGAAACTTTTGATAGATTATACCGCGTTGTTGGAGTCAAAGGTTATCAAGCAAAAGAATTAACCCGAAGATTAAAAGATATAATTATACCTTGGGAATTATCAGTAAAAGTATTTATGAATAAAACGGTAAAGAAATTCCATGATCTTACCCGAGGAACTTTTCCTAACTTTGATAAACTTCCAGAAGATGCTAAAGGCGGATTAGTTAGTCTTGTATTTAATCGAGGCGCAGCATTAGAAGGAGATCGTCGCCGTGAAATGAAAGCTATTCGTGATATTATGGCAAAGACACAAAATTTTGATCAAAAAACTTTATCTTTAATTGCAGATCAGATAAGAAAAATGAAAAGAATATGGATTGGCGGCAGTATAGAAAAAGGTATGAGTCGCAGAAGAGACGCAGAAGCTAAAATAATTGAAGAATCTTTTAATGTGTAATTATAATACTATATGAAGAAATTAGTATTAATATTACCTTTATTTTTATTAATTAGTTGCTCCGAACCAAATTATGAAAGCAGAGAGTTACCCACGAAATACCCTGATACCCCAACTAGTGGTTCAGCCTACGATGTTACAAAAGAGCTTTACGGCGATAAATAATTAAAATTAATTAAAATAATATATTTAAGTGTAATATTAGTATAATATTAATTAAAGATATATGACTTACGATCCAGAAAAATATGGCATAGAAAATAATGCCAAAAGAAAAGGTCCTAAATCTGCTGCTCAAACTCCTGCAAAACCATCTGAAAGACGCAAAGGATCATCTCGTAATAAACCAGGAAGCGCAGGTACAAAAAGTGATAAAGCTATAGAATTTTCTAAAAAAGTAATTGAAGCTCTTAAAAATAAAGTCAAAGAACATAATAGTAAAAATAAAAAGAAAGTTACCCTTGGCCAATTAAAAAAAGTATACCGTCGTGGTGCAGGCGCATTTTCTTCTTCTCACAGACCAGGAATGAGTCGTGGTGGCTGGGCTATGGCGCGCGTAAATATGTTTCTAAAAATGGTAGGTGGTGGCAAAGTAAAAGATTCTTATAGAAAAGCTGATAGTGATATTGCAAGAGCCTCAGTTTCTGACTATGAAGTAGAAGTTAATTTCGAACCAGATGATGAAGATTTTGCTCAAGCACAAGAAGATTTAAAAAATTATGATTTAAATGATTTTGAATTTAATGATATTAATGAATTATATCTCGATGATGAAGAAGATGGTGTAATATTTGGTTACGGAAGATTTGAAATATGAAAAAACAAAAATTTAAATTTGAATCAGCTTTTGCAAATATTAAAATTCGTCCAGTAGTAAGCGAAGAAAAAGATAAATATCTTTCCGTTGCTTCTCTTGACAAATTGAGAAAATTTTTACCAGAAATCAATACAGAAGATAATGTTGATCTTCTCCCAGTAGCTTTTGATGCTTGTGTTGTAAATCGCGTTAATAAAAATGGCGATGTAATTGATGGCGAAACTGCTGCCAAAATAGCTAAACTTTTTGTTAATAAACCAATTAACATTGAACATAATCGCGGTCAAGTAATTGGATGTATTCTTTCGTCTAATTTTAGTAAATTTGGCACAAACGAGAGTCTTGCTGAAGCTGACGTAAAATCAATGAAAACTCCATTTAATATTACTCTTGGTGGTGTTATTTGGAAAGTAGTTAATCGTGATCTTGCAGATCAAATAGAAGAATCTAACGATCCAACTAGTGATAATTATATGACAATTTCTGCTTCTTGGGAACTTGGATTTAATGATTTTAATATTGTTGTATTAGAAAATGGTGAAAAAAATATTGAAAATGGCACAATTATTTCTGACGCTAATCAAATAGATAAATTAAAAGATAATCTAAGGGGTTTTGGCGGATCAGGAAAACTAGGTGATGATAGATATGTATATAGACAAGTTTTGGGTAAAGTAGTACCTCTAGGTATTGGATTTACGTTAAATCCAGCCGCTGATGTTCAAGGCGTTGCAACGCCACCAGAAGAGCCTATTAAAATTGAATTAAAAGTCAATAAAAGCTCTGAAGAAACAGAAGCAAATGAGGAAAAAGAAGTGGAATTAGTCCAAGAGCCTGTTCTTGCTTCTGAAAATACTGTTTCCCAAGAAGAAAAATTAGATGTAAAAAAAGAGAGGATATATATGAAAATAACCAAAATTGAAGATATTACAGATTCTCTTCTTAAAGAAGCAACAGCCAGTTCAATAGTTGAATTTGTTGCAGAAGAAATCAAAAAAGCTAATGAAACTTTCTTGGCAGAGAAATCTGCTAAAGAAAATGAATTAAAAGCTGCTAATGAAAAAATTGCTGCAGTAGAGACAGAGCACGAAGCAGTTAAGAAACAAGTAATTGAATTAACTGAAAAATTAGCAACAATCGAAGCTGAAAAAGAAGCAAAAGCTAAAGAAGAAGCATTCAGCATGAGAATGGCAGCTTTAGACGAAGAATTCGATCTAGACGAAGAAGATCGTAAAGTAATCGCTTCTGATATTAAAGATTTGAACGAAGAAACTTTTTCTGCTTATAAGAACAAAATGTCTGTTCTTATGAAAGAAAAAAATAAAGCTTACAAAAAAGCTATGGCCGAAAAGATGCAAAAGGAAAAAGAAATGGCTCAAAAAGCTATGCAAGCTTCCGAAGTAAAAGCATCTGAGGCTCCAGTTGCAGAAACAACTCAAGAGGTTGTTGAGCAAGCTGTAGATAATGGCGCAAAAGCTTCAACAGAAATTCCAAATTCTGCACCAGCCGCACAGCCAAGCGTAAAAGAAAAATACGCAGCAGCTTTCGGTTTGGACGGATTTGAATTAATTAAATAATAAACAAGGAGAAACTAATATGGCACATACATTAAGACCATTCAGGGATTATAGTGAACATGAAGTACTCAATCTTTTTGCTTATAGCGGTGCTGCCGAAAGCAGTTCTGTTATTGTAACAAAAGGTGCTGCAGTTAAACTATCCGCTGAAGGATTCACAGTTGGACCAACAAGCTCCAGTGCAAATCAACCAATTGATTTGCTAGGACCAGTTGGCGCAACATTCCCTCTTTCCGATTCTCAAAGATTCGGAGTAAGACCAAAAGTTACTCTAGCTACATCTGGTGATGTACTAGGATTAACTCTTCTAGATGTTCGCGAACTAGATGAAAATGGTGAAAAACTAATTTTCAATCCACGTAAAGCCGCTGAAATGAACGTAGTTATATCTGGACAAGCTGTTCCAGTACTAACTCGTGGCGTAGTACTTTATAGTGGTTCTACTATTGCAAATGCAACAGCCGGACAATACGCTGTAGTTAGTGGTACTGTTGGTGATTTAGCCAATACATCCACTCTAAGAACTAACGAAGTTGCAGTTGGAAGATTCCTTGGAAATGCAGTATCTAATACTGCTCTTCTAAAGATCACCCTCTAATTTCGTAAAGGAGAAAATTTAAAATGAAATTAAGACTAAAAAATACTCCAGAGCAAATCGAGCTTGTAAAAGCTATGGGCAGCCGTGATAATACAGTTGCCGCTGAAGCCAATCAAGCTTTTGCCGCTTTCCTAGGACCAGTCGTAGCAAAGGTTCTAATGCAAGCTGCAACCGCCTCTGCTATCTATACAGATCTTCCTTACGACGAAGATGATCGTCCTTCTATCCCTCTCGACCTATGGTATGATGGTGGTGAAGGTTATGTAACTACATGGTCACAAAGCGTAGCCGGTGGTCTTCCAACTTCAACAGTTGAAGGTTTCGCCGAAATGAAAGTTGCAACCTATCGTTTAGATAGTGCTGTCAGCTTCCTAAAGCGCTATGCTCGTCGTGGTCGTCTCGACGTAGTTAGTAAAGCCGTAGAGCGTATGGCCAATGAAGTTCTTGTAAAACAAGAACGTAATGCTTGGGCAGTAGCTCTAAAAACTCTTGCTGAAAGTGGCAATGTTCTAGATCAAAATGTAACAACTGTTTCATTTACTCTAGACATGTTAAATGCACTAATGACTCAAGTTAAAAGAATCAATAGATCTTATGCTGGTGGTACAACCACAGACGCATATGGTCTAACAGATATCTTTGTTAGCCCAGAAGTCAAGCAAGACATTCGTGCTTTTGCTTATCAACCAGTTGCTATTACTAGTACAACTGACACTGTTCCAGTTAACAATGGAGTTCAAACACTAACAAATCTACCAGATGGTGTTCGTGAAGAAATCTATCGTGCCGCTGGTACACAAGAGATTTATGGTGTTGCTATCCATGATCTCATCGAACTTGGCGGTGGCCAAAAGTATAATTCTCTCTTTAAAGAGTTTTATGCTGGTACATTTACCGCTTCTAGTGACGAACTAATTGTTGGCTTGGATTTAACCAAGGACGCTTTTGTTCGCCCAGTAGCTCGCCAAGCAGAATCCGGTGGAACATTCACCGCTCTTCCAGACGATCAATTCGTAGCTCGTTCCGAGAAAATCGGCTTCTACGGATTCCTCGAAGAAGGACGCGCTTGCGTTGATTCTCGTGCAGTTCATGGTCTAGTAATTCGCTAATTAACGATATTACTTAACTTAAGAAACCCACGGATTAATAGTCCGTGGGTTTTCTTTTTTTTAGACATCTTTATATTTTATCAATATAATCTATTAACAGGAGATATAATATATATTATGCCACGCAAAAAATCAAAATTAGATAATCTTAACCAAACTCATGGTAAAGTAGAAAATCGCAAAGTAACATTAGATCAAATTTGGGGCGATGATGGTAAGAGAAAGTACGGAACTCTTGATCCAGTCGAATATGATGAATATTTAAGAGGTCTCTCAAAGAGTGATTTACAAGCTCATGCAGTTAAGATTGGCCTTATTCCAATTGATGATCGCGATACATTAAGAAAAAGATTAAAACAAGAATTTGTAAAATACGCTTCTCAATATAATGTTAGGCCAGATAGTAAAAGTAATAAACCAGTATCAAAAACTGCTCGCGACATTCTTTCAGAAGGCAGATAAAATTTAAAAAATAATTCGCTATAAAAGTGTAGCCGTGTAATATTTATTATATGGCTACCTTTTATAATTTTACTGGATATCAAGGCGATTACATACAACTTACATTAAATGTGGTTAGTTCTAGCGGAACACCAATAAGTTTTAGCGGTTATGATGTAAGAGGTCAAGTTCGCGCTGATTATGGTTCAACTGGAATTTTATTAAATTTAAATCCTATCGTAAATGTTTATAGTGGAAATGCATCATCTATAAGCATAGATTCTTATGTTTCGCAAGATGTTCCTGTAGGTGATTTTGTATATGATGTAGAAAGATTTCCTTCTGGCATTCCTACGGGAAATAGTATCAAATTATTAAGAGGTATAATTTCTATATTACCAGAAGTAACGAGATAAGATTATGGCAGACATAAATGTTAATGTGGTTTTGCCAGATCCAATTAGCGTTGATGTAACATCGCCAACGCAAGCATTAGCTACGAATGTTTCAGTTCCTGGTCCTCAAGGCCCAGCAGGACCAAGAGGTTTTACTCCATTAATTAATGGTGTAACTGGTGATTCAATTTTATTTTCTGGTCAAAACGGTATTATAATTTCTTCTGATCAATCTATTAGTACAATATTCTTTTCTGGTAATAGTGGATATTTTCAATTAGCAGTAAATAATTTAACAACTAATTTAGAGAGTACAGGAAGTAATCTTTATATACTATTAACAGGTTTTAGCGGCAACTTAGATAGTAATTACGCAACAGATCTTCAACTATATACTACTGGTTCTACACTTGATACTAAAGTTAATTTTTTAAGTGGTTATATAAATAGTTCAAGTAGTAATATTCTTTTTACAACTGGAAATCAAATTAAAAGTGGTCGTTTAGTAATTGGTGATACTATATTAGATATAACTAATCCATATACATTAAGTCTCCAATCTAATAATCAAGATACATTTTTAGAAATTTTAAATAGTGGTGGATCAGGTAAGGGTATGTTTTGTGGAATAAATAATAATGATTTTGAACAATATAATTGGCAAGGTGGAGATATATTATTTTTTACAGCAGAAAATCCAAGTGAAGGATATGAAAGATTAAGAATAAAAAATAATGGTAAAATTGGTATAGGCACAAGTTCTCCATCTGAAAAATTAGAAGTAAATGGAAATGTAAAAGCAAGCGGCGCAAGTTTTGACAATCGCCCAACCGTAAATGGTACAGGAGTTCTTCTTAGTGGCGAAGCAGCTGGACTACCAACCACAATTGTTTACACTACTGGAGATCAAACTATAAGCGGAATTAAAACTTTTAATGTAGCACCAGTCATTAGTGGAAATCCATTTATTACTGGTAATTTATCTCTTTATGCAACAACAATAAATTTAGCAACTACTGGATCTACGCTCGATATAAAAATTAATAATTTGAGTGGCTACGTTAATTCACAAGACGTATCAATTTCAAATAATTTAACATCTACTGGCGCTACATTAATTAATAATTTATTTAATACAGGTTCTACATTAAATACAAAGATTAATGATTTAAGTGGTTATATTAATACTCAAGATACTGCAATATCAAATAATCTAAGAACTACAGGTAGCACACTAGACAACAAAATAAATTCACTTAGTGGCAGTTCAGTTTTACTTTATGGAAATCAAAGCATTGGTGGAGTTAAAACTTTTAGAGATAATGTTTACATTAATAATCTTTTTGTTACTGGAACTGAAACTATTGTTAGTACTAATAATTTTAATGTTCAAAGTCCTTATATTCTTTTGAATCTCACTGGTGGCGCAGTTGATGGTGGAATTTTCTTTGTTACTGGAAGTGGATTTACTGGACTAAATGATAGTGGTCCAATTATTGGTTTTGATCATAGTAAAAGTTTTAAATTTGGAATTAGCACAAGAAATAGTGATCTCTCAACTTTACCTGATATTGCATCTGTTCAACAAATTGAAGCTTATAGTGGAGTTGCAAATAATACATTTAGCACAATAACTAATTTATATAATACAGGAAGTACGTTAGACAGTAAAATTAATAGTCTAAGTGGATCAGCGGTTTTACTTTATGGCAATCAAAATATAAATGGAAATAAGAGTTTTTATGGCGATATACTTCTTAGTGGAACTAATAATAGAATAGGAAAAAATCATTATCTTCAGACTGATAGCGATTTTGTTTTCATAAAAGATGCAGGTAATGGTTTAATATTTAGTTCAGAAGAATATCTTTTTCAAGATATTAATAATGTTACATCACTCGAATTTGGCGGCAGACTATTAAAAGATAGTAATGCAACGACTTCTATTTCTTGGGAAGAAAGATATTTATCTAATGAAGTTGGAGCATTAGTTTTAACTTGGACAGGTGATAATATAGGCATTGGCACAAATACTCCCTCTGAAAAATTAGAAGTAAATGGCAATATTAAATTTGGTGATGTTATAAATGGTTATTCTGCTAAGTTTATAATGTGGGACCCTGCAAATGCCGTATATAATACTGGGGATTGGTATGATAGCCAACTTACATTAACGGATTCTGCAAATAATAAATCTATAGCATTAAATTTCTATGGAGATACAAACTCTCTAATATCTAATGGTTCAATACTTAGACTTCCTTCTGGTAAAGATGATTTTATCGCAATGGATAGCGAAGTTGTTCATAAAACTGGAAATGAAATAATAAGTGGTACTAAAATTTTTAATGAAAATATATCTGGAGCTTTTATATCGGGAACTTATATAAACGCGGGGTTAACTTCTGCGTGGGATAGTGGTCCAAGAAATGGATACTTTTTAGGAAATGGTCATTCAATTCGAGCCGTAGACACAAGTAATGGTATTGGATTTTATTCTGCTTCAAATGCATATCCAAGATTTTTAATGGCAGCTTCTACGTTAAGGATGGGAGCTAATGGAGCTCTTTTATGGAATTCAACAAATGATGTTGTAACACCAACTTCTACAACTGACGTTGGAATTTATAGAGATGCTGCAAATATTTTAGCTCAACGTAACGGAACAAACGCTCAACAACTCAGAATATATAATTCAACTGGCATAAATTCTGGCGAGTTTGGTTTGTTTGGGTGGCAAAATAATGAATTAGTAATTGGAGCACGAAATACTAATAGTGGAATATTGAGATCTTTAGTAATTACTGGCGATAGTATAAGTTATAGTGGAAAAATATTAACTATTGCACATGCGAATGCTGGATTCTTTATGGATGCTACTGGACCAACAATTCGAGGAAATCATTGGGGTGCGGGGGATGCAGGATTTATTAAGTATAGAAATGGTTTAGATTTAGGACGAGGAGGAAGCACATATTTAAAAGTTGATTCAAGTACTCCAGTGGTTGTAGTAGGCAGAGGAACTAATACCGCTGGTGTAGTAGGAGTAGGTTTTGATGGAACTAATAGCGCTCTAAGTAGTCCAGATGCTTTTATTATACGAGATGGTGCTGGTATTTTATCATTAAGAAATCCAATAACAAATAACTCTCCTCAACAATTACGTATTTTTAATATATCAGGCACGAATACTGGAGAATTTGGTGTATTTGGATGGATTAATAGCGGTTTAGTAATTGGTCCTCAACAAACTAATTCTGGGATTTTAAGAAATATTGTTATAACTGGAAGTAATATAAACTTATCATCTACTGGCAATATAACTATTGATAGAAATAGTCAAATTATATTCCCATCAAGATTTGGAACAACTTCGATTCCTAATAGATTATATACAGATTCTCCAACAGATACAAATAATAATTATTATTTTTATGGTGGAAATGGAGGAGGGAATTTTGTATTCAACAACCAAGATGGAAATTGGAATTTAGTATTAGGAACAGCTGGAGCAATAGGCTTCTCTCAACAAAGTAGTGCACAAAGAGGCGCTTTTTCTCCAGATGTTTTATTATATAGAGACGCTGCAAATACATTAGCTCTTCGTAATGGAACTACCTCTCAACAATTTAGAGCTTATAATACAACAGGTACAAATTCTGGTGAGTTCGGTTTATTTGGTTGGCAAAATAACAACTTAATTA